CTATTCCGACTTCCTCTTTTTTCTCAAAGAGTTAAGACGGTACTCGATCTCATCTGCGGGGATCGAGGCGGGACTTGTTGCATCCATGGCAGCGCGTATGTCCTCCACCAGAGCATGCGCATATTTTGCGGTGGTGGCGGGGTCTGAGTGGCCAAGAAGGTTTTGGACCACTCTGAGGTTTGACTTTCGCAACGTCCGGGTCGCGGCTGTGTGCCGAAGGTCGTGGAAGCGCAGATTTTCTACGCCGGCCCATTCGACCGCGCGCCTCGCGGCCGTTTTTAGTCCTGCATCGGTGATGGGGTAGCGGACGCCGCGGATAAGGTCTTTCCGCCGATCTGTCCGGGCAGCGACGTAGGTGAATACCCATTCCGGGTCATAATCTTTGATGGACCAGAGCAGATCAAAGACCGCGGCGCTCATGGGCACCACTCGTTCCTTTTTGCCTTTGCCGATGACCGTGAAAACCCGGTTGAAGAAATCGACGCGCTGCCAGGTCAGCCCCACGATTTCCATGCGACGGCAGCCCGTCAGCACCGCAAAAATCACCGCATCATCATAGCCACGGTCAAGCTGGTCCAGAACCAGTTCTTCTTCGCCGATGCTGGCCTCGCGGACGCGTTCCTTCGGCTCCGGAAGCATATGGCCGGCCCAATCGATCGGCTGAACGAGGCACCCCCACTTCTTCTCGGCCCGTAAAAGGACTTTGCGCAGCGGCTCGGTGCATGTCCGGTTTACCGTGGCATTGCTGACGCGCTTGGGCGGCGTTTTGGCATTTCCGACCTTGCGGTTCTCCAGGCGGCGTTTGGCGACAGCAAAGGCTATGCGTTCTTCGCCTATGGCCGACACAAGAGTTTTCTTACCAAGAGCCGCCTCAAGCCAGAGCAGGCTTTTGAGCGTGGTGTCGGTGTTGACGTGGAAGTTTCCTACTTCCTCCATGTACCGGGTGCAGGCCGCGCCGAACGTCATGTTCGCGCCGGACTTGCCCTTGGCAGCGTCTAGACGCGCTTGTTCCTGCCGCCGTATCCGCTCCTGGACTTTTCGCGCTTTGCGTTTGTCCGCTGTGCCAGTATCTCCGACAAATCGATTGCCCCCGAGCTCGAAATCATATCGGTACGTGTCTGAGCCCTTGCGCTTGTAGACCGACATTCGATCCTCCTTCGTGCGGCCTTGAACGCCTCAATGTCTGCCGGATCGTAGCGGCGGAAAAGTCGTTTTTCGCCGCGCCCCACATTGATGAAGGGCAGGGCGCCATCGTCGGTCAACTCTCGGAGTTGGCGGTTGGAGATGCCCAGGGCTTTGCAAGCCTGGGCCGGTGTGAGTAGGCCTACCATCCCACCCTCCAATCTGCCACATTGGCCTCATGACCGCCGAAGAAGCAGATCAGCGCATTATCCTGAGCCGCCAGACCTTGCACCGTTACAAGGCGATGGTCGATGCCGGCCAGTTGCCGGTGATGGACATGGGGCTGATGAACGACGAGCTTGAATTGCTCGAAAGCATTGCAGATCGCCATCCCGAGAAAGAGGCCAAAATCGTCAAACTGGGTGAGGACTGGCTGGAGATGATGGCGCGGATACGGGCGAAGCTGAATTAGGTGCATGGCCTATCCCCAAGCTGGCGGATGGCGGCGGCAATGCTGTCGGAATGCTTCGCGATGTCGCTTTCGTCTGACACGTTTCCCTGCCAGCCATCCGCCTTCTTCCAGAAGGGCCACGTCCGATACCTCTCCTTATAAATCTCGCCACTGGCTACCTTCGCCGATCTCTCGATCCCTCTCCGCTCGGCAGCGACAAGGGCAGTCTCGATCTCTTTCGCTAGAGCGTCTATTTCACGGACGGTGTTAAGTTCGACAGCTCCATTTGCAATCTTTTCTGCTGTCTCTCGTGCCCACGCTGGCACCCGGTCTTTCGCTTCATTCGTCATGGGGCTTCTCCGGTGGAACGGGGAGGGGCATCCAGTGGGTTGGGGTCACCTCGGGTCCAAGGGGATATCCTAGCCCACCAAGAGGATACCAATTTGCGGAGTTCGGGCCGCGCTTCTCCCACACCCAATCAGTCGACCGACCTTGGAGTTTGCTAGCGGTTGGAGAATAGAAATCGATGTCGCATGTTTCGTTTGAAACAAGCCACAAATCGACCGGCGTTCCATCCTTCGGCGCCGTCTCTATCGGTTGCCATTCAGGCTTCATCACCTCTCTCCTTCCTGGGTGAGAGCGGAGCGGCCGGCCGGTTTGCTTCCCACGTTGACTTTGCCGTCATGCTTAACCAGCAGCGACTTTAGGCCTGTCGGCGGATAGTCTTTTGCCACGTCCGTCAATTCAAATTCACCGCGCAAACCGCCGTCTATGGGTGCGATAAACTTCAACAGCTCGCGTCGGGTCAGGCTGCTGGCAGCGTTTAGGGCTCTTCCGCTGCACACGATGCTATCAGCGCTCCAAGCTGTCAAAAGCACGCGCAATTGCCCGGGCGGAAGGCGTAGCCATTCAATATTCGGCGTTTCTTTCGTCAGCTTCATTTCCCGCCCTCCTGTGTTTCGAGGGCGGAGCGGGCGAACTCGAAAGCAGGGCCGAGGGTTACCCCCACAAGCAAAGCAACGTCTTCGACTGTTTGCGGGTTTTTCATACCACCAACGGCCTTAACCAGCCCGCGCAGCGCGGCAGTGATCTTCTGCACCTGCTGTTCGGCGGCTTCGAAATCATCCGCCCATGCATCGAGAACATTGCCCAGCCTGCATAGAAAACTATACAGATCAGTCATATCCTGTTTGGGATCGGGCACGGTCTCCCCGGCAACGAACGCGGAGGCCGACCACATTCGGGTTTCCTCCAGATATTTCAGGATCGACCTGGATTTTAGGTCTATACGCGCCGCAGGCTTGTTGCGGATCGTCTCACCGTGCCTGATTTGCTCGATGCGAAGTGCGGCCTTGGCGTCATCCCTCTCCAGCGTCAGCCGCTTGATCTGTTCGTCTTTGGATTGGAGGGCGGCGCGAGCCATCATCCGAAACCATTCTCGGTCTTCGGTACCGTCGTTCTCTGCTGCCTCGGGAAGATCACCCCAATCCAGTCCTGTCGCCAAGCATATGCGTTCGGCCGCGATCTCCACCAGCCCATCATCAGGGGCGGGGAGGGCGGAGAGATAGGCGCGAACGGTGGCGCTGGCTGCTACGGCTGAGTCTTGCCGGCGCTGGTGGAATATCTGCACCTCGCTCCGCGTTAGGCCTGGGCCATCCATTGCCCAAATTTCTGGGTCGAGAGCTGCTGCCGCCGCTTCCACGGCCTTCCCGTTCAACTCAGCCATTGTGTGGCTCCTGCTTGAGCGCGCAGCGCAAATGGTGGGCATACGCCCCGACCGCCTTCCAATAGACAGCCATAGGCCCCTTGTTCTTCGCCCAGGAAGATTGGGCGCGGGCGCGAGCGTCCGTTGCCAGGTCTCCGAGTAAATCACGGATCGCCTCGCGGCTTTCTGGCGGAAGTTTCTGGAGGCGGCGGATCGATGGAAGGGCCAGGACGGGGTTACGCACCTCTCGGCGGTTGGAGCGCTCAACCATTGTGGGCCTCGCTGGAAAGGGCCTCGAAGCGCCCGTCCTCGAATTCCTCGCGGGGTCGGACCCAGAACGAGCCATCATCGACGCTGCGATAGATGGCGACCTCGCGCATATCCACCGTGGCATCCCCATCCTCATTGAGGCCGTCCATCCAAAATTCGGCCTGCATCTTTCCGATGCCAATCAGCACGTATTCGGTGCCGCGCTTCTTGTGGCGATGGGTTGGACGAGCCTCGCTGGAAAGGGCGGCGGTGAGGACGGCGTCGACATGCGTAAGCATCAGGTTATTGATGGGCATGTCTTCAAGCTCTGCGAGGGCCTGCGCGCCACGCATCCGCATCTCATCCGTGATTGTCACGGCCTTGGGTGGAGAGGCGACGGGCAGGGCCGATCCGGTCGGCTTCTCGGCTTGTTTCGCTCGGATTTTCAGAACGTTCTCGGGCTGAGTGATCCGGTCAACTTCCCGCTTTGCTTCGGCATCTATATCGACGTCGAAGACATTGCAGAGCGCCGCAAGTGTCACCATGACGCCGCCGACTTCCTGACTGATCTCGCCAACGGGGCGACCAAACACATAGTCCACAAGCGCATGGGCGCGGTCTGCTGCCCATCCGGTAGCCTGGGCCAGCTCAAGCGCTTCCTCGATGAAACGGTCTGCGCGCTCGACCTTGTCCATGGCGATCTGCAGACCGAAGCATTCGAGCATCCATGCTGCAACGCGCTTCTGGTGGCGGAGCAATTCAGCCGCTCGACGTTCGGTTGCGATGACGTGAGGATTTCCGCCCTCGGCTTCATCGATCATGGCGAATTCTTCGAGCGCTTCGGCTACTGTCAGCCTCTCGCTGATGGGGTCAGTGGACATGGCTTGCCTCATCGGGCTGAGAGATGAATTCTGGGTGCTGACCGGCCATGTGGCGCGCTAGGTCGGAGAAGGTGCGGTTGCAGCACGGGCATACGCCGGCAGCGGCGCGCTTCTTGAGCTTTGTCACCTGACCACGGGCGGCGGCAGCCCGGCGGCGCTCAAGGTTTGCGATTTCGCGCTGCTCGCTGGCTGCATCGAGCAGCCGGGAGGCTTGCTGCTTTAGCCGGTCGCGCTCGCGGCGCAGCTTGTCCGCTTCGCTTTCTCCGAAAGAGAGGGAGTGCCCATTCGGGCAGTAGAAATCCTTGCCGCTTCTTCGCAAGATCGCCTCGTAACTGGGGCTGATCCCGAAAACGATACCGCAGGCGGCACAGGTGCATGGGTTGAAGCTCATTGTTGTTCTGGCTCCTGGAAATAAGCGAGCCCGACGCCCTTTGAGAGGGGCCTTGTCGCTGTTCGCTGGGGAATGGTTGGGCCGCCGATCTTCGCCTTGCGCTGGCGAAGTGCGGTGAAAGCCTTGGCCTTGTGCTGGCGCTCTTTTCCGCGAGCGACGTTTTCACCAGCGGTCTTTGTCCGATGGTGAGCCCGGAACATGAGCTGCAAATTGCTCTCGCGGTTCTCGCCGCCATCCCGGAGCGGGATCTTGTGGTCGCAGTCGATCTCATCGCGGTCGAGGTTCATCACCAGCCCGCATTCGTCCGGGCAGGCGCAAATGCCCTTCTGATTGGCATAGAGGCGCAGCAGGACGTGAATGCCCGGCATGGCGTCATCGCTGCATCCGATCCATTCTGGGCGCGATCTAGCCATTGGCGATCTCCAGCAGCACGTCCGCATGACACGGACCATCCATAGGGCACCAGCAGGCGAGGTTCTTGCCGCGAAGATTGGTTCTGATGTCGGTGACGAGGGCCGCCTGTTCGGGCCGGGCGAGATAGTCGCGGAATAGCTGCACCAGGTAGGCACGGCTTCCGTCGCCATCCTGTCCAGCTTGATAAGGATTGCCCCACGGCGTCGATCGATCCACCTTCACGGTGTTCTCGGGCATACGCCAGCCCTTGCGGCGGGAGAGTTGAACGCGCCTAGCCATGGTGGATCAACGTGAAGCGCGGGCCATCGTCGGTGGCTTCGACCGACAGCACGCCATGCCGGTTCAAACGGCGCAGGAGCCGGTTAACCTCAGACGTGACCTGGGCGTCCATGCCGGGGCAGTAGCTACCACCCGGCATGGCAGAGATAAGCTCAACAAGACGGGTTTCGGACGGGGTGAGCTTCATGCCGCCGCCCTCTGGTCTGCACGACGACTGCCGGATTTATCGGGATCGTAGGCATACCGATCCGGCGGGATGGTCAGCACGATCCCGAACTCGGAATGCCGGCGGAACATCAGGTCCAGATATTCGGTCATCTGCTTGATTTTCATCAGGCTGGTGACCGGCATTTCGGTGTCGCGGATCAGCTCGAGTTTGTCGGCGTGGGGTAGGGGCCGCACCAGGCGGTCATAGGTCTCCCGGAATTTGTCCGATCCCCGGCGCATGATCGGCACGCCGATTTCCAGCTTGCACCGCGCCCGCACGTCCTCGACGTCCTCGCCGGTCTGCTCGGAGATTTCGCCGTACCATTTGAAGGCAAGTTTGTTCTGCTCCTTTGAACGGTCGCGGCCTTCGGTGATTTCCACCGATAGGGGCAGCGGGCGGCCGTCGAGGAATGCCTTGAGCATATCCAGATCGGCAGGTGTCCGGATGACGCGGTGAACCATGGTTCAGTCCACCTGTGGGCTGAAAGGGATTTCGTCGTCAAAATTGGGCTGCTGGCGGCCACCACCGCCGTAGCCGCCGCTCTGCTGGGGCTGCCCACGGCCATTCCCGCGGTTGTCATCCTTCGGCTTCGGCGGGAACAGCAGGATTGAATATTCGCCATCCACCGGTGCCGGCAGGCAATGCAGTCGCAGCGAATAGCCGTCTCGGTCGCGCATCTTGAAGGCAACGCCGATATTCGTGAACGCGGTCTTTTCCTCACCGTTTTGCTCGTACTTGCGCACGGCAACGGCTTCGTATCGGTCAGCCATTATGCAGCATCTCTCTGGTTGTCGTGGTCTCCGGGGAAGTCGTCGGCCGCCATCGCTGCCCGCTCTGACAACTCCGCCGCCTTGTCGTCCTTCTCGGCCTTGAGTTCGCGCTTCCAGTCGGCAGGCAGGGACTTGGCTGCGTCCTGCACGCTCGCGGTGGACCAGAATTTGTTGAACTCGGCCTCACTGGTCAGGGCGCGATTGGCCTTGGAAAGCCGATCGTACGTGTCACGACTGGCCGCCTTGCTCGCTGGCTTGGACTTCTCAGCTGGCCGATCTGCTTTTTCGGCTTCCTGTTTGAGGTCGTGGACATATTTGCTGTCGTCGTAGCGGCCCATGAAAATGTCGCCGGCAAAGCCGATTATGGACAGCGCCTTCACCAAGGCATCGGTGACGGACTTCTTCGGCGCATCCTCGTCGGTAAAGGGCTTGCCGCTCGACCGGGTGCCGCTGAATTGCGTGCCGCCGATATGCTCGACCTCGCCACGCTTGCCGTCCCACTCGAACCAGACCTTGACGCGGGCGATGTGTATCCTTTCGCCGCTGGCGCCTTCCTCGATCCGTTCATCGACGATGGTGAAACCCCAGCCGATGCCTATGGGCCCGAAGGTTTCGGTGGCCCTGCGCACCAGATAATGCGGCCTCGGTGAGGTGCCCTGATACGGCTTCCCAGTGATTGGCTTGACGTGACCGGGGTCGGTCTTTTCGACTATGTTCCATAGCGCGAGATTGTCAGACATGGCTAAAACGCCTTCTGTTCGGCAATAACTTTGACCCCCGGCATGTCTGCCTTGACGATGCGGGCCTGCTCGTTGGCGATCTGGAAAACCAGATCCTCGAAGCGGTGGTGGTGTGGCTGCCAGAAGAAGCGGGCAGCGGCAGCGAAATCGGTAATCTCGGCCCGATAGGCGGTGCGCAGCCCAAGCCCGGTGCTGGCGGCTTTCTCGGCAGCCTTGGCGGCCTTGCTGGCCTGCTTCACGGATGCCTCGAGCTGGTCGATCTGCTCGGCATCGGCCAGCGATCCGTCAGACTGCTCACGGGCTGCGCGCAGGGCCTCGATTTCAGCCTGCCGTTCCGCCTCGATCCGGGCGGCTTCCGCTGCCTTGCGCTCGGCCTCCTTGACGTTCCATGGCGTCAGCGCCTTCTTGCAACCGGCGACGATCCGATCCGCCGTATCGATGAGCTTCTTCCACTCGGCATTGATCGCGGTTACCTGGTCGCGGAGAGGTTTGGTTTCGGCCAGCTTCTGCTTTTCAGCAGCGCCGGCGGCCTTCCTCGCCATATCGAGCAGGATATTGAGCCCTTCGGCTTCTTCGGCGCTGGTCACGGCCTTGCCGTCGAGCCAGGCTCCCGCCTCGGTGCGCAGGTCCTCGATGTTGATCCGGTGCGCTTCGAATGCGGGAGGATTGTTCCCGCCATCCTTGATGCGTTCGTTGTCCGTCACGGAAAGGGTGGTGCTCATGCGGATTGCTCCATGCGGGCGCGCTGGAAATGCCAGCGGGCGTCACGGGCGAGGCGGTTGGCCTCGGCGGTATTGCGGCGATAGGCGCTCAACTTGCCGGCAAGCTCGTCCTGCCGGGCCCATGCCCGGTACTGGTGGGAAAGGCGGCGCTGAGTTTTGGCGAGGCTGAAAAGGCCTGATCGGCTCATTCGGCCGCGCTCCTGATTTCATGACCCTCAACCGCTGCCATGGCGGCGTGATCGTCGAGGTAGGTTTCGTGGATGGGCGAGGGGTCGGCATCGGCCAGTACGAACCCAAGCACCGCCGCGAAAGCATGGAGCGAGGTCAGAAGGGATGCCTCGCTGCCGATATGGGCGAAGCTGCCGGAACGGAATTCGTCGGCATGGACGGCGGCGCTGTGCAAATCCACCAGGTTCAGATGGACCCGCTGCCAGTCGGTCGGCTTGAACCGGGAGGCGGTCTTGCCAAGGGTGGCGCACATCGCCTCGAATTCACCGAGGATGGCGTCGCGGTGGTCGTCGCGATTGGTGGAGATGGCGGCGCGCTTGATCAGCGTATAGAGCCGTTCGGTGCTCTGGATGATGCGGGCGGTGTTCATCACGCCAGCTCGACTTCGAGAGCAGCAGCAACGGCCGCAACAAGCGGTCGCTCATCGATGGGCCGGCACCGATAGCCGGAAACCTGATTGATCTGGCCAATAGCCCGGTCGGTGGAGGCGGAGAGGGCATCGCCTTTCGCCTGCCATTCCTCCGCGGTCACATCGTCCTTGAGACGCATGAACGGGGGCAGGCCGCGACCGGCAAACGCCACCTTTTCGCCCGGATCGACGAAGAACCGAACCGCTTCATCGCCAGTCCATTCGACTGAGCCGTCGCTTTCGATGAACAGCGCATCAACGACATAGAAGCCGTCCGGGTCGAACTCGACCGAGACAACCTCGGCAGCACCGCCGAACGGGCCGAAATCTCCACCCTTGCGGAATATCGCAACGCCAGAGGCCAAGCGTTCAATCGGGATCATGGTGGGCTGGGACATAACCGTCTCCATCTTGTTGCCCGGTGAGATCGGCGAAGCGCTTCTTCGTCACCGGTTGATGGAGGGAATATGCACGAACGCATATGCATATGCAATAAGAAAATGCATGAACGCATAATTGAATATGCGCCTGTGCAACTGCTGCGCTATGAAGGGAACGAAAAAGCCCTGCCGGTTAGGGCAGGGTGCATCAATAGGGCCGTGCGAGCGAGAAGGGTGGATCGATCTAGCGCTGGACTCGTTGGTGTGCGAGAATCGATGTAACTTCAGGGGACGATGCCGTAGCCGAAGGCACCAGAATGTTCATGACCAGCAGTAAGGCACAGCGCCAAGATGACGCCCCTGCCGTTCGCAGGATCAAGTATCGGCCGCCAAATTCGCCGCAGACCGTCGGGCTCACTAATCTTCTGGAGTATTGTGGGCGCCCCATAGAGGATGCACGTGCTGATCTGTTCAGAAAGGACGGCGAGGCGGAGCCGATTATATACTGGGCCGGAAATCTGGAGTTGCTACGCAAGCCGTCTGTCTCCGTCATTGGCGCCAGATCAGTATCCGACGATGGACTTCGTAGGGCAGGAAAGATTGCTCGGGAACTCGCCTCTGCCGGCATCGTTGTCACAAGTGGGTTGGCGAAAGGCGTGGACGGAGCGGCGCATCGGGGCGCATTGGCCGTCGGCGGAGACACCATTGCCGTCATCGGCACGCCCCTGAACAAGGCATATCCAGCCGAACATGCCGAGCTTCAAGAGGAAATCTGGCTGGAGCATCTATTAATCTCACAGTTCGCTCCGGGACAGAAAACGTGGCCTTCGGATTTTCCGAAGCGTAACCGACTGATGGCTCAGCTTACCGATGCGAGCGTGATCGTTGAGGCGTCCGACTCGTCGGGGACACTCCATCAAGCTGCCGAGTGCCTGCGGTTAGGGCGCTGGCTATTCATCATGCGGTCGGTGGTTGAAGATACACGGTTGTCCTGGCCCGCGAAATTTGTTGGTCACCCAAAGGTTGTGGTGTTGACCGCTTCCACCGATATCGTCGACCGGGTTACTCGTAACTAGTTTGCCCCATTGCCAAACATATAACCTTCTCGACCCCTGCATGCAGCAGAAGTTGCCTAGATGCTGCCAGTGAATTTCCTGTTGTCATTATGTCGTCCAGTATGATGACTACGTGGCCGTTGATACGTTCAATCTTGTGGACAGCAAGACTGTCAAGGTGGACTTGCATCGCCCTGTTTCCACCTGAAGCCAACTTCTGGATGGATTTTGTTCGCCTGAGCAAGTCATAAGCATCCAGCGCCCCACACGCCGAGGCATACCGAGACGCTAACTGTTGCACTCCAGACCGAATTTTGGTGGCGTCGCTCGACGGTACAGCGGCGATGGCTAGCAATGTATTGGTCTTAATATTTTCGATCAGCAGTCTTTGGCAGTAGGACAGGCCTCGCTCCTTGCCTTCCTTCAAATCCAACAACTTTCCACTATGCGTTGGATAGGTCCAACTTGGCTCTCCCATCACGTGCTTGTGGTAGTTGTATGGGCGATATTTCCCGAGCGCGTGGATCACGTCTGGAGCGGGAATCGCGGGATGTGGAATGCTGATCGTTGGCATGGGTTATCTTGATAGCGCGCCGACCAAAAAGAGTCTCGTCTAGGAAGCGGAGTGTCACCGCCTCAAATGCTGCTCGATCAATTCCCGCGCCATGTCCATAACCTCGCCATAGCCCGGCACCCGGTCGGCCGATGCCTGCTGCATCTCGAGCAGCAATAGTGCCTGCTCATAGACCTCTACGGTTTCTTCTCCGGACAGCAGGCCCTTGTCGTGTAGGGATTGGACCAAGGCAGCAAGAATAGCCGCACTAGACAGCGTGACCGCCGCGACCGTGGGGGAGGGACCTTCGTTGTCACCGGCCATTCCTACTCAACTCCTCCCCATTCAACCCGTTTCTACCCTCCGCAACTATTGCGCGCGAAGCTGCGTGTTCTCCTGTGCGATAGAGAAAAGCCCCATCGTCTCAAGTGGCAACACAATATCCGCCATGATCGACATGCCCCGTTCTGACTGCCTACGGAGCACTGCACTGCATCTCTCCAATTCAGAGCGCAGCTGCGCTTTCTCATCTTCCGGTAGATCAGCGAGTCCTGGCTGGCTGCTGATTTCCTCAATCCGGGCACCACACTTGTCAGACTCTGGGCTTCTGATTTCGACTTCGGGGCTGAACGTTCCGTCGTCGTTGACCTTGAAATTGCAGAAGCTCTGCCGAGGCTTGGGTTCGACGTTCAGAACCTCATAGGTGTAATCGATCGTCACCTGTAAACCTGAGACGGCCGCGCCTGTCCGCTGATAGTGCTCGGGCGCGGGCTTGCCTCCAAGTAGGATGAATTCGCACACTGCTACTGCAGGGTCATCGTACGGCTGGGCTGCAACCGGCAACGCCAGCATCATCACCAGCCCTATCCCCGCCAGAGCCCTCATTGCCTTTGCCCCCAATTATTCGCCTTCACGGCCGGCTGATGCGCCCAACTACGCGCCCAACGATCCTGAAATCATCCGGTTTCAGGCGCACTTCATCGTCCGGAAAGGCTTCAGAGATGATGCGGAACGTTTTCGTTTCCGCAGTGCGATCCACCTTGACCGTCTTCACCTGGAAATTTTCATCATCGAAGGCGATGGCGTAGATGGCGTCTGCCACCCAGGTGTTTTGCGCAACATCCACGATTACGCGGTCACCCTCGTAAAGCCGAGGCTCCATGCTGTGCCCGATAACGGGCACGATGATGGTTGTGTCCGGACGCCCGCCAAGGCCATGGCGCAGAAATGTGGGGGGAATGACCCATTCGGCGGCCACGGAGTGGCCTGAAGCCACACCCTTGGTTTGGACGTGCGCCACCATCCCATCCATCTTGCCATTTCCAAGGCCGCCAGCGGCTATTGTCTCGGGCGCGCTGCCAGGCAGCCGCCCCTTGAAGACGACCTTGCCGTCAACAAGCGCGACGCCGTTGTCATCGAATCGAACCTCTGGCACGTCCGGAACGTCCGGGTCAAAAGTGCTGTACGGTTTGGCGGGTTTGCCAATGACCCGCTCGTAAAGCTCTGCCAGCTTATCCCGGCTGGGACCCTCGGGGTCTGTGCCCTTTTCCCAGCGCCCTACGGTCGTTTGAGAAACGCCGCAGAAGTCACCGATTTGAGACTGGGTCCAGCCGGCGGCTCGGATTTCAGCGGTCATTTTCGCAGTATTCATGGCGCTGGACGCTATATCCGCATTTGCATAAGACAAAATGCGTTCACGCATAATTCCTCTTGCATGGTTAATGCATTCGTGCATAATGGCCGCATGAACGCGATCCGACACATCCGAACCGAGGTCTTCAATCTCAAGCAAGCGGAGTTTGCCGCTGTCGCTGGAGTGAAGCAGTCGACGGTTTCCCGGTGGGAAAACGGTGGCGAACCTTCGCTTGAGGAAATGCGCGCTATTCGCCGCGCCGCGATCGCTCGGGGCATTCAGTGGAACGACGAGTGGTTTTTCCGCGCCCCTGCATCGGAGACCGCCGCATGATGCCTCGCCTCGCGTCCATCGGCCCGCCTTAGCGCCAGCCACAACCCCCTGAATTCCAACCCCAGCAGCTTTTCTGCGCCTTGAGCGCCATCGGCTGCGCTTTGCCTGGAGAAACCAGCAATGGATCAGAGACCATCCTCCACCCGCAATAAGGCAGAAGCTCCTGCCGTTACCGAGGCGAAGAAGCGGGCCACCATCCCGACCCGACCGGTTATCCAGCATACCAGTCTGTTCCGGGCCGAACTGCAGGCCGCGCTCCGCCGGGCGAACGGTGCGCTGCTCAATGCGGACAACGCCTTGTCCGTGGCCGCCGATGATCGGGACGCCGATATGGCGCTGGTCAGTCAGCGGTTTGATGCCATCCGGGCCCAGATCGATGCCGAGCGCGACGATATCCTGCGCAACATCGCCGGCATTGAGGCAGCGCTTGCCGCGACCGGCCCCAAGGAAACCGAGGGCAAGGTCGTGCCTCTCCACAATGGCGGAGAGGCGGCATGATCACGATTGCCCTGCCTTTTCCGGTCAAGCTGCTCTGGCCGAATGGTCGCCCGCCGCATTGGGCTGCAAAGCATCGTGCGATCAAGGCGGCGCGGAAGCTGGCCTGGCAGGAAACCCGCGTCGCTCTCGGCCCGCATGAGCCGGACTGGCAGAAGGTCAATCTGGCCTGGGTCGTTCACCCCAAGACCGCGCACCATATTGATGATGATGCACCGCCCGCTGCGCTCAAGGCCTTTCGAGACGGAATTGCCGATGCTCTCGGCATAGACGACGCCCATTTCACCGCGACCTACACCATCGGCGCACCGGTCAGGGGCGGGGCCATCGAGGTCTCGCTGTCGGAAGCGGTCCAACCCTCCCAAATCGATGGAGCCCAGCCATGAAGCTCGTCACCACGGCGCAGCAGCTGCGCAGCGCGTTGAATTTGTTCCGTCCGATCATCGAGCAGCGCAACGCCTATCCGGTTCTCGGCACGGTCCTGTTCGACGGCGCTACGGTTCGCGGAACCAATCTCGACCAGGAGATTGTCGTCACTATGGTGGCGTCAGAAGCCAAGGGCAGGGCGGCGATTGATTATCGCACGCTACTCCGGCTGGTCGCGCTGATCCCCAGCAGCGACACGGTGACCATCCTCGGTGGCAAGAAGGATAGCGCCTCGATCTCATTCTCGTCGGGCCGCTATGACCTGCCGTGTGTCGATCCCGACGCCTATCCAGAGCCCGGATGGTCGGGGCAGGGCGCTGTTGAGACCATCCCGGCCACCGGCCTGCGTGATGCCCTGGCTTTCGTGGCGCCCACCATCTCCAGCGAAGAAACCCGCTATTATCTCTGCGGGGTGTCGTTCCAGCGAAACCACGCTGGCGCATCCGTGCTGGTCACCACCGATGGCCATCGCATGTCGGTGACGCCGTTTGCCACAGGCCCGGCCTTTGATGGCCTGATCGTGCCGCGCCGGGCGGTCGATGCCCTGCTCAGGATGGTCGAGCCGGCGCGTATCGAACGGCTGCCGCGCGAAACCTATCTCCGCTTCGCATGGGCCGGCATGACGCTCACCACGAAGCTGATCCAGGGCACCTATCCGGATTGGCAGCGCGTCGTCCCTCGCTTCGACGGTGATGATCGCCACCACATCATCTTCGACCGGAAAGAACTGGTAACGGCCCTGTTCCGTGTCAGTGCCGTTGGGGCGCGACGGTGGCAGGGACCGGCAACCACGCTGGCCTATGACGCGCTCGGTGCGACGATTTCCGCTGTCTCCGCCGATTATGGCACTGGTCGGGAATTTCTGGCCAAGGCCGTGGTGCAGAATGTCGGTGGCGAGCACGTAACCAGCTTCCGCTCCAACTACATGATTAGCCTGCTCAAGAGCTTTGCCAGCCACGATCAGGTGCGGCTCGCCGTCATCGACGGCAACAGCCCGATGCGGCTCTCGGTCGGTGGCGACGCCTTCACCCTTCTCATGCCGATGCGCGGTGCTGACGAGAAATTGGCGCTCGAAACCCTGCATGAAGTCACGGCCTCGGTGGGGAGGGCTGCGGCGTGAACGCAATCCTCCACAATTCCTTCCGCGCCTTTGCCGAGGCGCACGGCTTCGATCTTGAGCAGGAGCTGGTGATTGATTGTTTCGCCGGAGGCGGCGGGGCGAGCGAGGGCATGGAAATGGCCATGGCCTCGATGAAGGCGGCCGGCCTGCTCGCGCAGTCCCATCGCTGCGTGGTCGACATCGCGATCAATCACGACCCGAAGGCCATCGCCATGCACATGGCGAACCACCCAAAGACGATGCACCTGACGGCCGACATCTGGACCGCCGATCCGCTGACCGTCACTGGCGGCATCGCAGTCGGCGCCCTCTGGGCGTCTCCGGATTGTCGGGGGTTCTCCAAAGCGAAGGGTGGCGCGCCGGTCAGCAAGTCGGTGCGGTCTCTGGCGTGGGTCGTGGCGCATTGGGCCGAGCAGGTCCGGCCCCGCGAAATCTACATGGAGAACGTCGAGGAATTCCAGGACTGGGGCGACCTCGATCCCAAGAGCCGTCCGGACAAATCGCTCAAGGGCAAGGAGTTCAACCGCTGGGTGAAGCGGTTCCGCCGCATGGGATATCGGGTGGAATGGCGCGTCCTGAGGGCTAACTTCTTCGGCGCGCCGACGATCCGGAAGCGCCTTTACATCATGATGCGCTGCGACGGCGAGCCGATTATCTGGCCCGAAGAAACGCATGCCGATCCGAAGTCACCCGAGGTCGCCCGCGGCCAGAAACTGGCCTGGCCGGTCGCGGCCGACATTCTCGATTTCGACCGGCCGTGCCCGTCGATCCTGATGACGAAAAATGAGGCCAAAGCCTACACCAAGGCCACCGGCGTCAAGATCATCCGGCCGCTGGCCTACAACAGTGAGGAGCGGATTGCCAAAGGCACGAAGCGCTATGTCATCGACAAGGGCGACGACGCCTTCCTTGCCCTGCTCAACCACGGCGGAGATGGCTTCCGCGGGCAGGGGGTCGACGAGGGCCTTGATACCGTCACCCGGGCACGCGATGCCCGCGGGCTGGTCGCCCCATATATGGTTCCCCGGTATGGCGAGCGCGCCGGCCAAGCGCCGCGCAGCCGTCCTGTCGACCAATCGGCACCGACCGTTGTCAAGGGCGGCAATGGCGGAAATCTGGTCGAGGCGCAGATCGCGCCGTTCCTCTCCCATGGACAGCAAGGCGGCCGCAGTCGCTCGGTGGAAGCCCCGACGCACACTATCGCCGCGTCGATCAAGGATACGAACCAGGTGGTTTCGGTCTTTGTCTCGAAGCACACAACTGGCGGCGTCGGCTCCGGTGCTGACGAAGGCGTCGGCACCGTCACCGCCAATAGCTTCCACAAGCGCCCCGGCGGTGCGTCGCCTCTAGGCGCTACGGCCGTGTTTCTGGCCCAAAAGAACACCGATGTTGTGGGGCACGAAGCGGGTGAGAGTGTTTCGACGATAACTCGAAACGGGTCCAACCAAAGCGTGGTGGCCGCGTATCTCGGGCGCCAGTTCGGGAACTCGGTTGGCAGCGACGTCAAAAACCCCGTCGGCACGATCATGGCGGACGTGGAAAAGACCCAGGTCGTTTCCGCACACATAATTTCCATGAAGGGCAGCGATCGCCGCGCCTCGTCGGTAGAGACGCCCGCCAATGCGACGACTGCCCAAGGCCAGCATACCGGCGTCGTGATGCCGTTCATGACGGCCTACTTCGGCTCGGACGAAGTGGGCGGGGCTCCTGATGCTCCGTTCCGCACCGTCACGGTGAAGCCGCGCTTCGGCCATGTCGAGGCGGAGGTCGAGGTTCGGCCGCTGACCGACGCGCAATTGAACAGCGCTCGTAAGGTCGCGACTTTCCTTCGCAAATACGGTTGCTGGGATGACCGCGAATTCGTGACGCTGACCATCCGTGGCGTCGAATTCATCATCATCGATATCGGCATGCGAATGCTGACCCCGCGCGAGCTCGCCCGGGCCCAAGGGTTCCGCGAAACCTACATTCTCGCTGCGCCCTTCAACGGCGGCCTCCTCACCGAGACGGACCAGCGGCACAAGATCGGCAATTCTGTCTGCCCCGACATGGCCTGCGTGCTGTTCCGCAACAATTACCGGCCGAAGCCGCGCCTCGTCGTCGACAATGACCAGGGCTGGCTTTTTTCGGCCGCTTCGGAAGATGCGCGGAGGGCAGCGGCATGACCCTTCAAGCCAATTCCAACTACGGCGATTTTCTTCGCATGAAGCAGCACGAAGGCGCTGATGGCGGTTTCGAGCCGACCTTCATGCCGCCAGAGGCCTTCGATTTCCAGCAGTCGATGATCGAGTACAGCGTTCGGAAGGGCAGGGCCGCCCTGTTCGAAGATTGCGGGATGGGCAAGACGCTCCAGTTCCTATCCTGGAGCCAGAACGTCATCGAGCACACCAACCGCCCGGTCCTGGTGCTGGCCCCGCTCGCTGTCGCCGGACAGACGGTTCGGGAGGCCGAGAAATTCGGCATCGAGGCCTGCCGGTCATCCGATGGCGCGCGCTCGAGCAAACTGGTCGTCACCAATTATGAGCGCCTGGTCCACTTCGACCCGAACGACTTCGCCGGCGTCGTCTGCGACGAAAGCTCCATCCTGAAATCCTTCGACGGTGCGCGGAAAGCGGAAATCACCGATTTCATGCGGAAGGTGGAGTACCGCCTTCTGGCGACGGCGACCGCTGCGCCGAACGACTACATCGAGCTCGGAACGTCCTCCGAGGCCCTTGGCTACATGGGCCACATGGACATGCTGAACCGGTTCTTCAAAAACGACCAGAACAACAGCGCGACCCGTCGCATGTACGGCGAGGCGCCGAAGTGGCGGTTCAAAGGTCATGCCGAGCTGGCGTTCTGGCGCTGGGTCTGCTCATGGGCCCGCGCCATGCGCAAGCCGTCCGACCTGGGCTTCGATGATGGCGCGTTCCAACTGCCGCCGCTGGTCGAAAACCTGCATTTGGTCGAGGCTGGCTCGACGCCGGACGGCATGCTTTTCGACATGCCGGCGACCACGCTGCCGGAACAGCGAGAAGAAAAGAAACGCACGATCCGGGAGCGCTGCGAGCGCGCCGCCGAACTTGCCTCGCATGGCGAACCGGTTCTGCTCTGGTGCCAGTTCAACGAGGAAGCCGATCTGCTGGAGCAGATGATCCCGGGCGCTATGCAGGTGGCGGGATCGCATCGCGATGAGGTCAAAGAGGAACGCTTCATGGCGTTCATAGATGGCGGCATTCGGGCGCTCATCACCAAGCCCAAAATTGGCGCGCTGGGCCTCAATTTCCAGCACTGCGCCCACATGATCGATTTTCCCTCCCACTCCTTCGAGCAGTACTACCAGGGCGTGCGGCGCTGCTGGCGGTTTGGCCAGAAGCGAGAGGTCGTGGTCGATACGGTCATGACCGAGGGCGAGCGCAAGATCATCGAAAATCGCCGACGCAAGGCCGGCGCTGCCGAAGTGATGTTCGCCAACCTAATCGCCGAAATGAACGACGCATTGAGCGTTCACACGGCCAAGCAATTCGACAAAATCATGGAGCTTCCAGCATGGGCGGCGTGATCGACCAGCGCATCACCGATGACTTTGCCATCTATAATGGCGATTGCGTCGACGTGATGAAGGGCATTCCGGACGAGACGGTTCATCTGTCGGTCTACTCGCCGCCGTTCGGCGGGCTCTATCACTATTCGAGCGATGAGCGCGACCTGTCCAACTGCAGGGATTATGACCAGTTCTTTGACCACTACGGTTTTGTGGTCAGCGAACTGGCCCGCATCACCATGCGCGGCCGCTGCTCGGCCGTGCACTGCATGGACGTGCCGACCGGCAATACGGGGTCGGATGCCTATATCGACTTCCCGGGCGATATCATTCGCCTGCATCAGGCCATGGGCTTCCATTTCGTTGCCCGCCATGCCGTCTGGAAAGAGCCGCTTTGGGTCCGTAATCGGACCATGCAGAAGAACCTGGCGCACAAGACCGCGGTCGATGACAGCGTTCAGTGTGGTGTCGCCTCGGCCGACTATGTGCTGATCTTCCGCAATAAGGGCGAGAACCCCGTGCCGGTGGCCCATCCTACCGGCTTCCTCGAATACGCTGGCGACGACAGCAAGATGCCGACCGAGGTCCGCAAATGGCGTGGCTTCGATGGCGACCAGAAGACCAACAAGTTTTCGCACTGGATCTGGCGCCGCTATGCGTCGTCCATCTGGGATGACATTCGCATGGGCCGGGTTCTCCCCTATCAGGAGAGCCGGGACGAGGACGACGAAAAGCACGTCCATCCGCTGCAACTGGACGTGATTGATCGCGTGATCCAGATGCGCAGCAACCCGGGCGAAACGGTGTTCACGCCGTTCATGGGCGTGGGCAGCGAGGTTTGGTCAGCGGTTACCAAAGGCCGACGTGGCATCGGCGCCGAGTTGAAGCCTAGCTATTACCGCCAGGCTATTCGCAATCTTTCCATGGCGGCATTCGGCGAGCGCTTGGAGCCCGACGCGCAGGAAGACATGTTCGTGGAGGCGTTCCATGCCTGACCACGCTTCCAATACCGCGACCGGCTGGACCGATGGAGAGGTTGCAATCCTCGAAAAGCTCTGGGTCGAAGGCTTTTCCGCCAGCCATATCGCAGCGGAGCTAGGCCACGGCCTGACGCGCAGTGCGGTTATCGGCAAAGCAAACCGCCTCGGCCTTCGCCGGCTGGTCAATGGCAACACGTTGCGGGCAGCCCGGGATGGTGCTCGCCGGGCTCGAGCCGAAAAGAAAGTGCAGGCCAACCCGGTTAAACAGGGCCGGTCTCGCACCACCAAAACCGACCCGTTCTCGGAAGTGCCATCCGGCAATGATGTGACCCGGATTATCGGCATCATGGAAATCGAGCGCCATGACTGCCACTGGATCGAGGGCGACCCCAAAGGCTCCTACACGTTCTGCAGTAGGCCGGTGAAGCAAGGCACTTCGTGGTGCCCTGAGCACTATGCCCGCGTCTTTCCCGGGAGGACGGCATGAGCGAGGCCGCGCTACGGGACCGGATTGATATCCTCGAAGCCGAAAATGCCGAACTCCGGCGGCAACTGCGGCTGGACCCCGACAAGCAATTCATCGCGGCGGCAAGAAGCCGGCTTGGCATTACGTTGATCCCGGCGCGGCTGTTGTGGGCCTTGTGGGACGGCAGGGTGCATTCGACCGGCGCCATTATGGACGCACTCTATGGCGACAGCCTCGACCCGCCGGATGCGAAAATCGTCAACGCCTGGATATGCAGGCTGCGGAAGGCGCTGAAATCCGCTGACGCCAGGATACGGCTCCATTGGGGCTTTGGCTATCAGCTGATGCCGGAGGATCGCGTCCGGATCGCCGCTTACATCGGCGTCGAGGTGCGGCCATGAGCGCGCTGACCGTCAATGAGCGGGCTCGGCTGGAAGCCTGCGAAAAATCCATCGAGCAAGGCATCGCTGTCTTTGTCGAAGTCGGCCGCGCGCTGACCGAAATCCGCGACAGCAAACTCTATCGGGTCAGCCACAAGACATTCGAAGCGTACTGCAAGGATCGGTGGGAAATTGGCCGCTCGCGCGCCTATGATCTTATCGACCAGGCCAAGGTTACGGAAACCCTGTCGGCGGCCGGCATCGATTTGTCCGACGCGTCGGACATTTCTGTTCGGGATGCGCGTGCGCTGAAAGACGATCCTTCGGCGGCCATAGCCGTTAAATCCCGCGTGGAGGCGGGCGAAAGGCCAGCAGAAGCCATCAAGGCCGTCGCGACCGAGAAGACGGCGGCTAAGAAAGAGCAGCAGGCCAAGATCGATCGCGGCCGCGAAGAAACTGCCGCGCAATTTGCTCCAGAAGTGCAGGAGCATCGCGCCCGCACCGATGAATTCCGGGCCCAAGCCAAGGCGGCGAAGTCGAAGACATCTGGCGATGTGGACGCGCTCAGGGCCGAGATTGAAGAGAAAAACGAATACATCGCCTCCCTTGAGGCCGAGGTGGCCGATCTCAAGCGCCAGGTCGCCCGGTACGACGAAATGGCCGTCCAGTATGAGCAGGGCGGCTTCGACAAAGTCATCGCCGGCAAGGACGAGGTGATCCGGGGACTGGAAACAAGGCTCTATTCCGAGAGCGCCGACAAAGCTTCGTGGATGCATCTGGCGAAAGCCAAGGACAAGTCCATCGCCTTCTATAAGGCAGAGGCCGAAAAGCGCGGGTATAGCGACGATATCGACCTCGACCGGGTTGACCCGGAGACTGGCGAGGTCATGCCATGACCGATGTTCCAGCCATTCTCGCACGCGTACGGGCCAAGGGTGCGGATATCCTGCTCGAACGCGGCAAGATGACCGTTACCAACGGGGTAAAGCTGGGCAATGAGGGCATGGCCTTCTTGCGCCAGCACCAGGACGCCATCGAGCAACACCTCCGGAAGAGTACTGCCGCGAGGGTGTCGGAGGACGATACGCCGCCCCTGACGTGGGGGCAGACGGCGCGCATCCTTTACGCCGAATGCCCGGAAGGCCGGGACAAACTCGACTGGTCCTATTTCGTGACTGAGATGGGCAAGGTCATGCGCGGCCACTTCGGCATCGGAGTGGAGCCATGAACCTGTTGTTCTCCGAGCCCCGCGCCCTCGAGCTTCGCCCTTATCAGGACGATGCCATTGAAGCCCTTCGTCAAGGTATCCGCGAACACCGGCGACGGCAGGTTCTTGTCGCGCCCACCGGTGCCGGCAAAACCATTGTTGGCCTGAAGCTAATCCAGGAATCCCAGCGCAAGGGATCGCGGGCTTGGTTCATCGTGGACCGCGTGTCGCTGATCGACCAGACGAGCGCCGTGTTTTCCGACTATGGCATTGACCACGGCGTTATTCAGGCTGACCATTTTCTGACCGACTATTCCAAGTCGGTCCAGATCGCCAGCGCGCAGACCCTTGCCCGGCGGCATGTCCGCGACCTGCCGGACCTGATCCTGTGGGATGAGGCGCATTGCAGCTACAAGTCGATCCTTGACCTTATCGCGCGGGCCGAGGACGCGAAGGTGATTGGCCTGACCGCGACACCGTTCACCGCCGGCATGGCCGAGCAGTGGGACGGTTTGGTCAACGTCACCACCGTGAACAAACTCCTGGCGGAAGGCTTCTTGTCGCCGCTACGCATCAAGGCTTGCGTGTCGCCCGACATGGTTGGGGCGAAGAAGAAGTTCAACGGCGAGTACGAGGAGGAGGATGCTGGATCGCGTGGCATCGTCATCATTGGCGATGTGGTCAAGACGTGGATCGAGCAGACCGCCAAGACCTTCGGCGGCCCGGTCAAGACCATTGTGTTTTCGCCCTCGGTCAAGCACGGCGCCGAACTGTGCCGTCAGTTCGCCGAAGCTGGGTTCAATTTCCAACAGATCAGCTACCTCGACAGCGGTGATGATGATCGCCGCGGCAAGATCGCGGAATTCCGTAAGCCGGACAGTGCGATTGATGGGCTGGTGTCTTGCGCGGTCCTGACCAAGGGATTCGATGTCCCGGATGTCATGTGTGGCATTTCCTGCCGGCCGTACCGGAAATCCTTCTCGAGCCATATCCAGGAGATGGGTCGGGTCATGCGCATCGCGCCTGACAAGGAGTTCGGATTATGGCTCGACCACTCCGGCAATAGCATCGCCTTTGCAGACGATACGGCCTGGCTGTTCGAATATGGCGTCGAGAACCTGTCGAATGCCGCCAAAAAGGACAGCGAGGTCCGCGAGCCCAAGGAAAAGACACGCAAGGAGCGGTTCTGCGGTGAGTGCGGAACCCAGATGGAGCCCGGCAATCCATGTTGCCCGGCTTGCGGCTGGGAACGACCCGAGCGTGGTGAAATCCAATTCGTACAGGGCGAGATAATCGATTTCGATCTCAAGATGAGCGAGCGGTTCGAGCCTCGGAAAGGGCTGCGCGCCGAATGCCTCAAAGACCCTCGCGCCGTATTCAATGCAGCGCTCTCCTACACGTCGACCTATTCCAGCAAGGGCGATGAACATGCTCGCCGGTGGGCGGCCGGTATCTGGAAGGGCATCTATGAGCGGTGGCCGCCTCGTAGCTTTGACGGGCTCCAATGCGACCCCTCGCGGGTGACGCCCGACCAATATTCTCTGGTCGAGAGGGAAGTGCGGCGCTTTCGCAAAAACAGCAAGACGAGGGCCGCATGACCCTCGATCAAGCCATTGCTCAAGTCTGCGCGTCGGTCGGCATTATCCCGCCTGCTGGCCGTATCGACATGGACAAATGGACCCCATGCGATGTGGCCGGGAAGGGCGCGAGCGGCAAGGGCGATGGCAGGATCATCATCGATCAAGCGCGCGCAACCGCGATGAACTGGACGACCGGTGAGGTGGCCACCGTTTGGTTGAATGAGGATCGGTCGCCCGAGGATAAGCGCCGCTATGCCGAACAGCGCCGGGAAGCCGACAAGAGCGTCCGAGACAAGGCCCTCAAGGCGGCTAGGACAGCCGAGGCGATCATTGCGGCGGCGAAGCCCGGCGAGCACCCATACCTCGCCCGGAAGGGCTTTGCCGCCGAGCGCCCGTTGATTATTGGTGCGGATGAAGTTGCCCGGATTGGGGGTGACTATCTCGTACCCGAAGGTGGCCGGACCGCCATCGTCATTCCGGCGCGCATCGGCCTGCGGGTCGCCAGCGTCCAGCTGATCTGGGAAGACGGCACCAAGAAATTCCTTTTCGGCGGCGAGATGGGCGGCGCATCGCACCGCATCGCCTCCGGCCGAGAGACATGGCTGTGCGAGGGCTATGCCACCGGCCTCTCCCTGCGGGCGGCGCTCAAGGGTCTACACCGGCGCGATACCGTGCTGGTGTGCTTCTCTGCCTCGAATATCGCCAAGGTGGCCGAGGCGGTACCGGGCCGGAAATGGGCCTGCGCCGACCACGACGCACCGCCCAAGGCCAAGCCAGATCAGTTCGGCGGCCTGGGGGCAGGGGAGTTCTACGCCCGCAAGTGCGGGGTGCCCTACCTCATGCCCCCGGTCGTGGGCATGGATATCAACGACATGCACCAAGCCTCCGGGATCTTCGCAGTCCAGCGACTGATTTCCAATTTGATCCGGGAGGCGCGGACATGAGGTTGCGGGACCGGCGAGAGAGCCAAGCGCTCAAATTCCTGACCGTGCGTCGTCTGGCGTCTGCGGTTGAGCTTGCCAAGGCGGCCACCGCGGGCGAGGCGCGCCGGACGAACGCGGACGGCCTGAATGCGCTGGGGTTGGTCCTCGGCAATCATTTCATCCGGCGCGGCTTTGCCAAGCTGGATCAGTTCAACCGATACGAATGGGTGCCCAAATGACCGAGCGCTATTTCGATGAACAATTGCAAGTCTGGGTGACCGTGTGCCGGCCCGGCGCCGCCAAGGGAATTCTGACCGTTGAAGGATTCCGAGGCGTGAAGGCAGCCGGCTATCGGGCCGCGAAAAGCGCCTCGGCAGCGAAAGCCTGGACGGGCGCCGGAAAGCGGTCCCGCAAGAAGCGTAGCAAGTAAGTCCACCTGCGTATCACATAGCCGCCATAGCCCGTCTGTCGGGGGTCCGGTCAAGCGAAAGCGGAGACTACGGACGGCACACCAGAACGATGCGGGATACCGCCGTCCACGGAAGGAGGATACTCCTTGCGCGCTTGTCGATTGGCGGCTTTGCGCGTGAACCGTCTGCTTGAGACGCACTGGTAGCGATGACCGGGCAACCCCATCGCGCTCCTCATAGGAAATCCAGCGGCCAATTCATGCTTGCCTGTCCATACCCGGCTCCGCCCTGCATGCCTGTCCCCCTCACCGATACCACGGTGGGGGGACGTATGCGCCGAACCTCCCCTCACCATCCTGCATAACCCCTCGGTGCTGATCGTTCTGGTGTGCCGATGGCAACCATTTCGAGCAACGGAGAGACCCAGTGTCCAAACCTCGCAAGCAGAAACAGCCAGAGACCATGACGAAAATGGATATCCGCCGCGTGACGATGGAGAACCCATATTTCAACGGCAGCCACGAAATCAGCCAGGCCAACCCGAAGGTGATGCAGGTCGTAAAAAACCTGCGGGAGAGCGCCATCGAAACCCTCTTTGCCCGACACAAGATCGACAGAGCCCAGAAGGAGGCCGCAGACAGGTTTCGCCTTATCTGGGAAATGTGTGGGGGCGCCGGGTCGGGAGCAATCGACTATACCCGCGAACACGTTGATGGTGGCGGGGCTCGGGACCCTATTGCGCAGCGCCAGGTGGACGCCGGCAAGGCTCTGTCACAGTGCCGAAACCTCCTCGGAGCCCGCAACTACGCGCTGGTTCGGAAAATCTGCGGCGAAGGCTATGGCCTTCAGCAGGTCGCCACGACGAAGCGTGGGCATCTGACCGCCGCAGACAATCTGCGAGCCAGTCTCGATGACCTTGCCGAGATGTGGGGATTGAAGCAGAGAGAGTGAACAAAGTTAATACATTGTTCTTTAGAGATTGACGTTGGTAACCGAACAGGGTATCGATTTAGTAGTCTCCGAAATTGCGAGGCGAGACAGGTCCGCTCCGGCGGACCTTTTCATTTCCCACATCGAAAGGACTGCCCCATGCGCATTTTCCCGCGCCTGTTCGGCCTCGTCCTTGCGGCCCTGTTCTGGCCCGTCACTGCCGCCATCGCGGTAGTGGAGCGCCACGTCTGGCCCAAGCTCGAAGCCCGCGACATTCTCGACCTGACCCATGCTGTCCACGCCGCCTGCGCCACCCATGAACCGGAGCGAAGTCGGTTCTCCGCCTTCATTAAGCGGCTGCTCGATCACGACCTCTACGTCGCCGGCCACTTCGATCCCGGGCGAACGCCGGCGTAGCCATTGTTGATTGAATTCTGGTCGGGCGCTTCGGCGCTCGGCCTGTTCACCCAGTTGTTTGCATAATGCGCAAAGAACTCGATGAGCAGGCATCCGAGCCCAGCGGTTCTGGGCATTGCAGAAGGAGAAGACCCATGACGGTCCAGGCAATGTTCTACGTGAAGGAAATCAACCACCGCGCCACCCAGCAGCCGTGCGATGTGAATGTCGAGGTCAAGATGGGCGCGGCATTCGGCACCTATCTCAACGGCCTGCCAGAAGGCAATGGCGACTGGTCGAAGTGGACGCCGACCGGCGAGATGTCCATCACCATCACCAATCCGGCCGCAATCGAGCAGTTCGAGATCGGCGGCGTTTACTCGCTGACGTTCGAGAAGGCTGCATAACCAGTTTCAAGATGGGGGCCTCTAGACCTCGCCCGATGGAGGGCAGGGTTGATGATGAGGCCCCCTAACCCAGCGCCGGTACTCACCCCGGCTAGACCCGCTATGTCTTCCGGTATGGTAGCGGTGATTGAAAATTGAGGACCGGCGCGCACGGCGCTCCCACAGGAGGCTAGAAGCGCGATAATTCGCCCGAATGGGCAAGTAGTTTGAGGCGTTTCGCCGGATTAGCTCAGTGGCAGAGCAGCCCTCCTGTAAAGGGCAGGTCGCGGGTTCGATCCCATGCATCCGGCACCAATGGGGAAATAGCTCAGTTGGGAGAGCACCTGCCCTGCAAGCAGGTTGTCGCCGGTTCGATTCCGGCTTTCTCCACCAGTTTCTGGGTGTAGCTCAAGCGGAAGAGCGGCGCGTTTGGGGCGCGCATGTTGTCGGTTCGAGTCCGGCCGCCTAGACCAATTTTTTAGCGGGTAGGAACGCCAGTGCGTTCGCCGGTTTCATACGCCGGATCAGCCGGTGCAACTCCGAGGCCCGCAACCAGTTCGAAGCGGTCAACACGGTGAATTCTGCCAGCCGTAGCCGGAGCAATCCGAGCGTAGGAGGGAACGGCAGTCCTCCACCGTTTCGATCTCAATCGGTCTAGCTCATTGGTAGAGCGGTGGTCTCCAAAACCATGCGACGGGGTTCGATTCCCTGGACCGGTGTCAGTTTGGAGCAGTGGCCGAGTGGTCTATGGCAGCGGTCTTGAAAACCGAAGTGTCGCAAGGCACCGTGGGTTCGAATCCTACCTGCTCCGCCAAAATTGAGGCTTCGGTTCGGACGCTGCCATGGAATGGCGTCCATCAGTGGACCAGATAACGCCTCAATCCCATTACCGCTTCGAGCCTATCAGCCGAGCCCCGGCGCGCGATCCCTTTCGCCAGATCAATTCACACGCATGGCGATACTCACCAATGACAAGGGTGAATAGGGCGGGGATGGTCGCGGCCTCGGGTATCTTCAGCATGATCCCGGAAGGCGATACGTTCACCACGGAGACCTCGACCGTATCGGTGCCGGACGAAATTTCAGCCGGCCCCACCAGCACTGGCGGCTCCCGTAGTTCTTCTCGTCTTTCCGTCAGTGCTTCCATGAGCGCCGTGTATCGCGCCGTCATTAACGCGCGTTGAAGCCAAAGGCTAAAATGCAGGTAGGACCGCGAAATTGCCCCTCCGCAGCGCGGCGCAACCCGCGTCGAGCCCGGTGGGAGCCGTGCAGTCGTTCAATCTGGCGCAGAATTCATGATCTCGTTGATGCGGTTCTGTTTTGCGCGCTTGATTAGTGCGGGGGAAATGTCTCGCTCGTAAAGGAACCGCTGTCTGTCTGAGAGGCTGTCATAGCCTTGGTGGATTACCTGCTGCGCGATCCCGTAAGCTGGCGCATCCGGCTGGATGTCGCCTTCTTCAATCAGTTGCTCGACGGCGTGATAAAGGTCGAAATCAATATGATCGTTGTGGCCCATGTCCGTTCTCCATCCCAACAGTGAGGGAGAGAATGTTCCGCAAGCCATCATCCCGCAAGCCTGCTGCTGCAACCAAATGCCCCGCCAGTTTCCCGGCGGGGCACGGCCTCTACCACCAGCCCATGATGCGTCCGGTGGAAGTGGTGGCGAGACAGATCATCACGAGCTCGGCCAGCGATGGCCAGCTAAGGATGTTGTGCATGTGCTCTCCAGAATGAGAGTCTTGAGCGCCCTCTCTGGGGATTGCTTCTGGTTGTTTGTTGGGCCTGCGGGGCGGCAGGTGGGGCGCCCACAAACCATATGCGAATAGGCCGTCTCTTTTACAATCTTTGGTGTCAATTTTGACTCATGTCGGCGGGTTTGGCGCGGTCCAGAATGAGATCGCCCGCCGTCGTGGCCGCGCTGGTGTTGCCCAGCGTGATCGCCGCCTCCGTCGCACCAATTATCTGTGCGAGATGTGCCAGGCAGATGGCCGAGTGACCCTGGCCAATGCGTGGTCTAACCAGCTAATCTTCAGGCGCATTGCCGAGCTTCGCTGCCTCTGGGCGGCGCAGCCTGTTGATCCATATCGCTGAGGCGGTGTCGACCAGCAGGCAAACATGCGGCGTTGAAAGTCGCAACGCGAAAAAGAGATTACCGCTAGAGACCTTTGGTTTCGGGATTCAGGCCTGCTTTGACCAAATAGACCAAGAAATCCTGCCCATACGGCGTAATGGTCAGCATCTTGCCGTTCCAGGTGACGAGCTCGTAAGCCTCGATGTAGCGAAGCCAATTACTCATCTCCTCTGGCTTGAGTATATTGGGGTAAGCCTTCTGGACAGTTTCATAATGGTGCTCGACAGTAGCTTCTGGCAGAGTGCCGCCAGACACGTTCAGGTGTTGGAGTAGCTGTACCTGGCTCTTGAAAATTCGATTGAAGATATACTCGTACGCCAGTTGTGCTCTTATCTCTCCGTGGGCATGCGCAACTATCTCTGGGATTTGCTCTGGGCGCATTGATTGGATGGCTTCCTGGGCTTCAGTCTGAAAGCGTGCGGCCAAGGGGCCGCTGGGGCTCGGCAGCGGGGTAGAAGGCTGCGAAAGAGGAGGGGATGGAAGGGACGGCGTCGCATCTGCCTTCGTCTCGGTGTCGCTGACTAGGCCGCCTGTAAGAATGTCTCTGTCGGTCGCCTGCTGAACTTTCGCTTCGAAGCTGCCGACCTTCAACTGCCAATCACGATCCTTTAGTGTCTGCCCGAAGGTTTCTGCAGTTCTGAGCAAAAGCGGTCGGGCCCACCACGCAGCAATCAGAATGGCCGCAGGCCAAGCAGCGGCCGAAAGAAAACCCATTAAAGAGCCCCACATCGCCACAACGAACGACATCCAGTCCATGCCCATCCTTCCAAACCCAAGACATGAGAGCTTCGCGCAGCATCTCGCCAAGGGCAAGACAGCAGATGAGGCGTATGTACTGGCAGGCTTCAAAGCCAACCGGGGCAATGCCGCCCGCTTGAAAGCAAATGAAAGCATCGCCGCTCGTGTCGCTGAGCTTCAGAGTAAGGCGGCTGAAAAGGCCGAATGGACGGCCGCCGACCGGCTCGCATCGCTCAAGACCATCCATGATGCCCAGGCCAAGGCTGACCCTCGTGTCGCCATCGCTGCCATTGCCGAAGCCAACAAGATGCAGGGCTCGCATGCGCCGGCCAAGACTGAGGTGAGCGAGCCCGGCGGCTGGGAGCAGGCGGAAGACAAGACATGGCGTCAACGGCTGCGCGGCGAAAAGAGCTAGAGGAAAGCATCTACCTCACCAACCCGGCGCTGTTCGACTTCTGGGAGCAGGTATTTCTTGGCGAGGCTGACATCGCCGTTCTGCACGGCGGCAGGTCCAGCTCTAAGACCAGGGACACAGCCTGCCAGTTGGTCCGCCTAGTCGATCATGTCGGCGTCAAGATGCGCGTGCTGTGCATCCGGCGCTTTCAGAACCGCATTCAGGAATCGGTCTACACCGAACTGAAATGGGCAATTGCTCACCTGGGGCTGCAAGTCGCGTTCGACGTCCAGAAGACGACGATCATCCACGAGGCGACCGGCTCGGAGTTCATTTTCTACGGCATCGAGCGCAACCTTGAGGACATCAAGGGCACGTCCGATGTCGATATCTTGTGGGTCGAGGAAGCCGAGAAGCTGACCGAGGATCAATGGACCGTCATCGGCCCGACGATCCGCAAAGAGGACAGCCTAACGATCCTGCTGTTCAACCCGAAATATGTCACGGATTACGTCTGGAAGCATTTCGTCATCAACGCGCCGCCGCACTCGGTTGTTCATAAGATCGACTGGACCGACAACCCGTTCCTTTCACAAAAGGCATTGCGTGACATCGCCGCGATGCAGGAGAGCAACCCAGAGCTATTCGAGCACGTCTATGGCGGCGTGCCCCTGGGGGACAGCGAGCTTTCGATCTTCAAGCGCCGCTGGCTCGATGCCTGTGTTGATGCGCACAAGGTTCTGAAACTGGACCTGACCGGCCGGAACATCGTCGGTTTCGACCCTGCCGATGATGGCGAGGACAAGAGCGCGACGGCGGACAAGATCGACGGTGTTTTTGTCGATGCCGAGGATTGGTCGAGCGGCAAGGACGAACTAGTCCAGAACGCCAAGAAGGTCTGGGCAAAGGCGAAGCATCTCAACGCCACGGTGTCCTATGACACGATTGGGGTAGGGGCCTTTGTCGGCGGCTATATCGATGAGCAGAATGAGGTAGAGGGCGCCAAGGTGCCTCACTTCGCATTCCATGCCGGCGGCGCCGTTATGGATGGTGACAAGCCAAGCGACCCGACCAACAGCAATTCGCCGCTGAACAAAGACGAGTATCTGAACCTCAAGGCGCAGGCCTGGGCCAATACCGCCCGACGCGCCATGCTGACATTCAATGCGGTGACGCGGGGCCAGGCCATCAAGCCTGAGGACGTGCTTTCGTTCTCGTCGGGGATGGGCAGGGAAATGCTGGACGCCCTGTTCACCGAGCTCTGCGTGCCTTGGTGGGTCGAGAGTGAAGGCAAGAAGCGCGTCGTGCCAAAAGTGAAGCTCAAGAAGGACTTGGGCGTGAAGTCGCACAACCTGGCTGACGCGGTGATCGCCGCGGACAACGCGAACATCGCCGTCGCTGCACCCGCTGCCTCAACCGTATTCACGGGGTTCCTATGACGTTCGACATCACGGTCCGGCACCCCGAATACGACGCTTTTGCGCCCTCATGGGAGCTGATGCGCAACGCCTTTGAGGGTGAGGACGACATAAAGCAGGCCGGGCAGAAGTATTTGCCCCTCAAAAATGGCCTTGCGAAGCTCATGGAGAGCACATCGCATCGAGCCTTAGCCCAGGCTGCTTACGATGCATACAAGGCCCGCGCCGAGTTTCCTGATCTCGTCGCCCTCACTGTCCGGGGTGCGGTTGGGACGATCCTCGACCAGGCCGCCGAAATCGAACTGCCGGCCGAACTGGAGCCATTGCGCGAGAAGGCCACGCGCGATGGCCTGACGCTCGAGGCGCTGCATCGGCGCATCGCTACCGAACTGATGACCACAGGCCGGTATGGCATCCTTCCCGGCATCGATGACGCGGGAAACCCGTATCTTGCCGGTTACGTGTCCGAGGCCGTCATCAACTGGGACGTCGACGAGCACCAGACTGCTGATTTTGTGGTGCTCGATGAAACTGGCTCGGTGCGCAACCGTGAGACCAACCAGTGGGAAACGGTCGAGCAGTACCGCGAATGCTATGTGGAGGGCGGACGATACAAGGCGCGGGTCTGGACCAAGGTAGGCGAAACGCTGGCCCCGGGTGAGGAAACGGAGGCCCTGGACCGTAAGCGTCGGCCACTCTCATTTCTCCCGATGGTCTTCATCAACACCAATGACCTACGCCCCGACCCGGACGATGTGCCGCTGTATGGCCTCGCCAAGCTATCGGTACGCATCTATCAGCTCGACGCCGATCTGCGCCAGACATTGCATTACACGTCTGAGCCGACGCCCATGGTCTCGGGCTATGACGATCCTCAGGACGCCATCAAAAATGGCCAGGTGCCGCAGGGTATCGGTGGAACCAATATCTGGGTGCTGCCCAAGGACGGCCGCGGCGAATTCCTCGAATTCTCCGGGGCAGGGGCAGAGGCCCAGCACAACGAAATTCAGAAGGCCTATGATCGGGCCGTGATGTTCGGCGCCCAGATGCTGGCAGAGAAGGGCAATGCGAACGAAAGCGGTGAGGCCAAGCGGGTGCGGCTCGATAGCCAGCACAGCACGCTCAAGGGTATCGCCATGACTTCGGCCTCTGGGCTGGAGAAGGCGCTGCGCAACGTGGCGATCTGGATCGGCGCGGACCCGGAGAAGGTCAAAGTCGCGCCGAACCTTGATTTCTTCGACCACACACTTTCGGCGCAGGAAATCGCCGCCATCGTCAAGGCCTGGCAGGACACTGCCATTTCGTGGCGCACCGCGTTCGACCGGCTCAAGGCCGGCGGTGTCGTGCCCGAGGATCGGACTGCCGAGGAAGAACTGGCGCTGATGGATCAGGACCAGTTCGGCAACGAGGCAGAGCGACGCGATGTGCTGCCTGCGCCCATTTTTGAGCGCCAAGCCGTCTAGCCGAGCAATGCGGCGAGGGGAGCGATATAGGGTGAGAATACCGTCATGTGGTTGGCGATGCTCGCGATGAAATCACTGTATGCCTTGGCATAAGAAGGCTTATCTCCTTGTGATTCTCGCATACCCTCGATGGCGGCTATGGCCTTCCCTCGATCAATTCCGTTAGTGATTTCCTCGTTTGCCAGATCAAGTAGGCGGTCGAATAGTTCCGACGAATTGGTTGACTGTGTACCGTTGATATCACCGGACGAATTTGCGCTTCCCAAAGTGCCAATAAATTGACCAATATTTCCAACGGTGAATGTGGCCATCGCGGTTTGCGCTTGAGCTTTTTCGTTGGCATTGAACGACAGGCCTATGCCGACAATGCCCTGTTGCTCCATCCGCACTGCCCAGTCTAGGGCCATGTCCCGCACTGTGTTGATAATTGCCTGAACCTGAGTGACCGCAAGATGGTTGGCCATCTGGCCAAATTCGACGCCCATTTGTTCGTTCATCATTCGGATGAAACTGGCTGGAAACTGGACTTCGATATGCCCGCCTTTTGACCGTTCAACCAAATCCTCAAGAGACGAAATTGATTGTCGTACCGGCGCCTGTGAAATCAGTTCCTGATCTCGATCCGATGCCATCATGATTGGTATCCAGCCTTGAAATGGATTGAGCGCCTTTGGCCGCCCAACGAGCTGTCGGTAGCCAGGGAGCTCGCCTGTGTGCCCTTCAAGCTCCATTTGGACCCAACCCTCTAGGGCCGGAAGTGAAAGTTTCGCTGCGGCTATTTTGACTTTTCGAAGGATAGTTGAGACAGGAACGCTCGGATCGAGGGCATCTCGCTGTATTTCTTCAATCAATCCGGCCATGGTCCGCCTCCATTTTCGCCGAGCTTTAGTGATTCACGGGCGGCCATCAAGTCCCAGGGCAATCTAAGCCCGCCCGGCATCCCGAGGCGGGCTTTTTCATGGAGAAAGCAATGATCCAATCTCAGCGCAAGCGGCTGCCCAAGGTGAAGCAATTCAGTGTGGAATGGACCCCGCGCCACAGCTACCACGCCAAGTTTCGCCTCGCCAACGCCATGCGGGTGCAGATCGGCCCTCTTTGCCTCGTTTGGCGCATGCCGTGGCTGGATCGATCGGCCAGAGCCTTGCACCCCGAGCTCTTCGCCTAGTTATCCGCCGCCTCAGGGCGGCTTTTTCATGCCCGCGAGCCGGGCCTACACCAAGGAGATAGCCCGATGGGCCTCAAAAGCATCTACTCGTCCGAGGATGATATCCCGGCCGAGCACAAGGATTTCTACAAGGAAGACGGCGACAAGTTTGTCCTTGATGTGGAGGGGATCGACGATCATCCGAAGGTGCGCGGCGTCATCACCGCCAATCGCGAAAACGTCCGGAAGCGCGACGAGTTCAAGGCCAAAGTGGCCGAACTCGAAGGCAAACTCGCTGAAATTCCGGAAGGCTTCGACGCCGAGGAATATCTGGAACTCAAGGCCAAGGCCGGCGACCCCGATGACCCCGCCAGGAAGAGGGCGGAGGACGAGCATCTTCAGTCGCAGCGCCAACTCTACGAGCAGCGCATCGCCAACCTCACCAAGAAACACGAGACCGACCTGGCCGCGCTCAACGAGCAGATTTCGGAGCGGGATGGCTTCATTGACCGATCCGTCGCCGAAGCCGGGCTCAAGACCTCCCTACTCGACGTCGGCGTTGATCCCGAACTGCTTGACGGCGCTCTCGCCTATCTCAAGCCCTCGGTGAAGGTCCAGCGGGCCGACGACGGCAGCCGGAAGGCCATTGTCGAAACCGATCTGGGCGAGATCGCAGTGCCCGAGTTCGTCAAGGACTGGGCGCAGTCGAAGGGCAAGGCATTCCTGAGCAAGCCAACCGGACCCAGCCCCGAGGGCAACAATGGCGGCGGCCGTGGCTCCAAGCTGCCTGCTGGCAATTTCGGCGGCGACAAGAGCGAGCGCGTCGCTGCGCTCAAGGCAAAATTTCCCGAACTGGCTCAGCAGTAGAGCCGGTTCGCATCGGCTGCCCTCGATGGGGTGCGGCCACGGCGCGACGCGCCTCTCAGCCGGTCTGACGGCACCCCAACTCCTTACAACCCGAACATTGAGGTTCAGCCATGTCCCTGTCTCAGATGCAGGTCTTCAACCAGTACATTATGCCCGCCACCATCGAAACGCTCGCCCAGATGGTCGAGAAGTTCAACGCTGCGTCGGCCGGCTCCATTCGCCTGACCACGGAAGGCTTCGACGGCGATTTCCTCCAGGAATCGTTCTTCGCTGCCATCCATTCGGCCCAGCGCCGCGTCGACCGCTACAAGTCGAATGATGCGGCCACGCCCACCGACCTGACCCAGCTCAAGCACTCGGCCGTTAAGGTGGCCGGCGGCTTTGGCCCGGTTCGCTTCGAGCCGTCGCAGATGACCTGGCTCCAGAAGCCGACCGCCGAGGGCATCGAGGTTGCTTCCCGTAACTTCGCCGAGGCGCTGCTGTCGGACCAGCTCAACACGTCCATCGCCGCGCTTGTAGCCGCGATCAGCAATCAGGCTACGGCGACCAATGATGTCTCGGCCACTGCTGGCATCAGCTACAAGACCATCAACGGCGCCCACGCCAAGTTCGGCGACCACAGCGGCAATCTCGTCGCCCAGGTTATGACCGGTGGGGTCTTCCACAAGCTGATCGGCCAGAACCTGACCAACCTCGAGCGCCTGTTCGTTTCGACCAGCGTCAACGTGGTCGATATTCTGGGCAAGGTGGTTGTGGTCACCGATGCTCCGGCGCTGTTCCAGTCCGGTTCGCCGGATAAGGAAAAGGTGCTGTCGCTCACTGAAGGGGCAGCCACCGTTTCTGACGGCGGCGACGTCATCTCCAACGTCGAAACCTCCAACGGCAAGGAGCGCATCGAGACCACTTTGCAGGTCGACTACACCTTCGGCCTGTCCCTCAAGGGCTACACCTGGGACGAGTCGAATGGCGGCAAGTCGCCCACCGACGCGGAAATCGCGACGGGTTCGAACTGGGACAAGGTCGCAACGTCCATCAAGCACACCGCCGGGGTCGTGACGATCGGCGACGCCTCGAAGGACTAAAGCCCCACAGGCGGTGGGCTTTGGCTCGCCGCCTCCCTTGTTGGAGACCTTCCCATGAAAAAGATCATCTATTTCACGGCCGGCGCCGTCGTCACTTCTGGAGAGAAGGCCGACATCGCCGCGCTGAACGCCTTGGCCGAGCCTACCTATCAGGTGCAGGTCAGCAACGGTTCGGTACTGCCCAATCTCGGCAAGACCGACGAAGGCGGCAACGTCATCGAGGCCAGTGATTACGTCGCCGGCACCGTTCCCGACGACTACGAGGGGATCGACGTATTCGACCCGGACGCGCCGCCGCCTCCCGATGTCGGCCCGGATAGGGCCATCGTGGTCGATGCGCAGGTCCTCACCCTTGGCGCGGAGACCTTCACCTTCACCATCGAGGACGGTGAAATCACAGCGATTGCAGTCGGGGAGGCCGAATGATGGCCAAGAAGATCGACCTCAACAAGATCGCCTATGTGCGCCATCCGGTCCTGCCGGCGGTCAAGCGCCAGTTGAATGGCAAAGGTTTCAAGATCATCGACGCAGCCTTTGCGCCGGCCGATGCCAACATCCTCGACGGCACCGGACAGGCCTCCGCGGAGCCGCCTGCTCTGCGCGAAGATGGCCCGACTGTCGCCGAATATGTGGAGCGTGGCTACCAGGCGGCGAATTACCCGCCCGAAGGTTATGCTTCGCGCAGCACGTCCGAAGAGATTGCCGCTGCGATTGCTGCGCAGCAGGCACTGGCCGGCGGCGGTAATGATGGCTCCGGCGCCCTAATCTCGGAAACGCCCGATGGCATCCCCACGCCGATTCCCGACGACTGGGAAACCATGCATCACACCAAGCAGATCAGTCTGGCCAAGGCCCTGGCCGGCGATTTCACGGCGTCGGAAGGCCAGACCATGACCGAGAAGGCAAAATCCATCATCCTTGCGGCGGTGACGGATCGTGCCAATCCGCCGGCGAAGCCCGCCTGATGGCTGATATCGTCTCATTGGTGCCCCGCCCGGCAAACGATGGGCCGGACGGCCCGCACTGGTCCGGTGAGTGCCTGTGCGGCGCCTGCGGCCATCAATGGCAAGGCGTGGCACCGGTGGGTGATGAAGATCATCTCGAATGCCCGAACTGTCATCGACATTGGGGCGCGGCCAAGCACGCTATCGTGCCGCCCGCCTCGCTCTGGCGCTGCAATTGCGGTGAGACCCTGTTCTGGCTGACCCCGGCGGGCGCGCTTTGCCGGCGATGCGGCACCTATTCGAACGATTGGGCGGAGTGAGCAGATGCTGAGCTACACCGATCCGGCCGTCACAGTCTTGGAAGCCGATGCCTATGCCGCCCTGCGCGGCTGGACCAACTGGACCGGCCTCGGTCCGATCAAGAATGCCGCGATCATGCGCGGGCAGACCTATCTCGCCGGGCTCTACAATGACCGTTGGGCCACGGAATGGGACAATGACGACGCCCCGGAAGCGGTGAAGAACGCCATCATCGAGGCCGCGCGCCGCGAGCTTGTCTCGCCCGGTTCGCTGTCCCCCGATTATGTCGCCTCCCGCGTCGTGACCCGTGAGCGCAAGAAGGTCGGCCCGCTGGAAAAGGAACTGGAATACGCCGAGGCGACCGGCGCGTCGTCGGTGCGGCCCGACATTGCCATTATCGACCAGCTGCTCGCCGGGCTGCTTGTGCAGTCCTTCGGCGGCTCTGTGCCTGCCCTGCGGTTCTGACCATGGCGGACAAATTCGACTATCTCGAAAGCCAGGCTGATGCGGCCGAACTGATCGAGGAATTCGGCCAAACGGGCGCTATCCCGCGCACAGTCGTCACGCCACCGGCCAACAACTGGGAAGAAGGCACGGAAACCACGACCTATTACGCGGTGACGTTGGTGCCGCTGCCGATCTCGGAAAAGAGGATCGACGGCACGCTCATTCTGGCTGGCGACAAGCAGGTGCTGATTTCAGCGCAGGGGCTCAGCATCAACATCGTTGCCGGTGACATTGTGATGTTCAACGGCTCGTTCTCGGGCTCGGTTTACACCGGCGAGGCGTGGACTATCAAAGACCCCGGCAAGCTCGATCCTTCTGGCATGACGGTGGTTTATGACGCGGTAGCGCGCAGATGAGCCAGAAACCTACTCCATCTGCCCGGCCATGACTTCCGTCACGAACGGTAGGTGTAGTTCGGGGATCTCGAACTTTGGGGTAAAAACCACGATCCCCAATATTATGAAGCACCACGCCTTGATGATTTTGGCGCGCCTTCGCTTCTGCGCGATGGTTCGCATGTTGTCCCCGAACGCTTTACGACAAAAGAACAGCAGTGACCAAGGGCCGGGGCAGACAAACCCTACCGCGCCAAGCAAGTCAATGATCGAGGCGCACTATGCTTAAACGGTTGACCCCGCGTGACATTCTCGTGAACCTGGCGGCAGAATGGGAAGCCGAGCTCGCCCATGAATGGCTGGAGGCAATCAGGAGCATCACTAGCGCCGTAGTGTTGAAGGCGCTTATCGCAGAGCTAGAGCGCGGCAATCTCGACCGGGCAATGGCGCTGCTTAATCTCGATGCTGACCGGTTCGCCCGGTTCGAGGGTGCGATCCTGCAGGCTTACAACGCCGGCGGCCAGGCCGTGGTGGGCTCGATGCCGATGCTGCGCGACCCATCAGGCAACCGCGTCCATTTTTCGTGGGGCGTCCGCAACACGCCGGCCGAGGCCGCACTGCGCCAGCATGCCGCTGCACTTGTTGATGATCTGGTAGGCGAACAGCTTACCGTCGCCCGCCAGGTACTCACAGACGGCCTCTCTCGCGGCCAAAACCCACGCCAGACGGCCTTGGGATTGGTCGGCAAGATCAACCGCCGCAGCAAGCGCAGGGAAGGGGGAATTCTGGGCCTCACGCCGTCCAGCGTGCAGACGCTCGACAAGATCTATGCTGGGCTTCGCAATGGCGATGCTCAGGCCATGCGGGATTATCTGGGCTACGCTCTGCGCGACAAGCGCTTCGACGGCCATGTGCGGCGCGCTCTGGAGCAGGGCGGCACGGTCCCGGCCGAAGCTGTTGACCGGATCGTCACAGCCTATTCCAACCGGGCCCTGAAATACCGCGCTGACAACTTGGCCCTGACCGAAACGAATATCGCGCTGACCAAGGCGCAACGTGACGCTTTTCAGCAGCAGATCGATGCCGGCAAGCTCGAGGCCAGCGACGTGACCAAGACCTGGGGCCGCTCGATCTCGAAAGAGAAGCGTGCCGATCACCTCGCCATGGTGGGTCAGACGGTGCCGTTCGATCAGCCGTTCGTGCTGCCCGATGGAATTCAGTGCACCGGTCCGCATGACCCGAACCTGCCGGCACATCACCTGGTGGGCTGCAAATGCCCGAGCCCGGAGATAACCATCTCATTTGCCAAGCGTGCCGCACGTCTGGACCGCGAGGAAGGCTATGTCTAGCACCTTCAGCGCGACGGTGGGCGATTGGGTGAATCGGACGAAGCGCGGCATTGAGGCGGTGTTCGAGGAGGCCGCCCAAGACTTCGTGAAAGAGTTGAACAGCGAGGTTACGCGGCTCGTCTATGACGCCCCGGTATCGGAGAGTGGCTACAGGCGCACCGGCTTTCTTCGGGCCTCTCTCGTCGCCTCCACAGAGGGCATGCCGCCGCTCAAGGACGGAGAGGACCGGGATTACGGCAAAGACGAGCACATGGGGCAGATCATCCTTGTCATCAATGACATGGACCCCGGCGCCGTCCTCTATCTCGGCTACACCTCGGCCTACGCGGCGAGAATGCACTTTGGCTACACGGGTCCGGACAGCCTAGGGCGAACATATGCCCAGACGCCCAAGCCCTGGGTGACGCTCTGCACGCAGCGCTGGCAGGAAATCGTCAATGTGGCCGCGCAGCGGGTAAAGCAGGAATACGGCCTATGACCCCCACCATCGAAACCCGCATCCGAAAGGCCATCGAGGCGCGCGTTACCAGCCTGCCCATGGTCTCGACCTATCCAATCAAATGGACCGATGGCCCGGCATATGACCCGCAGGCCACCGACCGATATTTGCGCTGCACCTGGACGCCGAACCAAGCCAGCCGGGAGGGCAGGGTATCGAGCAGCCTGCCGGTTCTGCGCATGGGTGTGCTGCAAATCGACGTGTTTTTGCCGAAGGCGCACCCCGTCGCTCTGGCCATCGAAACCGCCGGGCAGGTCGCGGCACATTTCCCGCTCGATCACTGCATGCACTTTATGGGTGTTGGCGTCCGCGTGATGGAGCCGGCTTCGGTCGGCCCGACATTCATCGACACGCACATCCAAGTGCCTGTCACCATCCAGACCAGCACCTACGCTTAGGAGCCCCACCATGGCCTGTCCTGATTGCGCCGCGCGCCGCCGCATGGCTCGCGATGCCCTGTTCAATGCCAGCGTGGCGGAAGCCCTTGGCCATGTCGTAACCGGCGCCGCTGAAGCCGTGGGGCTCAAGGAAAAGACCGGCGTAGCTGACGAGGCCGCCAAGGCCAAGAAACCCGCCCCGGCGAAGCGCAAAGGCGCCTAGCCCCACCATCCATTCCGGCGCTGTCCGGTCATTTGCCCGCTTCGGCGGGCTTTTTCATGCGCGCAGGAGATCACACATGGCGCCTCTACAGACCTATGCCGATACCAAGATGTTCATTGGCAGCAAGGCCCCCGACAAGCTCACCATCACCTCTGCCGACTTTGCCGGCGCTTCCTGGCTCGAGGTCAAGGGCCTCGCCACGCCGGGCGCCGTGGGCGATACCCAGGCCATCACCGAGCAGGAAGTGGTCAGCGAAAGCCGCATGCTCAAAGCCAAAGGCATTCGTAATGCCGGCACGATGGAAAACCAGTTCGTGCCCATGCCGCTCGATCCTGGCCAGATCGCCCTGCAGGCTGCGATTGACGATGATTGCAATGCCTACGAGTTCAAGGTCGAGTATGGCGCATCCTGCTCGCCGGAATCCACGGTCACAATCGAGAACGGCGCCGACGCCGATATCACGTGGGCCTCTCATGGCCTTGAGGCGGGCCAGCCGGTCATTTTCAGCACCACAGGCGAACTGCCGACCGGCCTGACCGCTGGCACGGTCTACTACGTTATCGCGTCGGGCCTCACCACGGACACATTCAAGGTCTCGGCCACCAAGGGCGGGTCGGCCATCACCACCTCGTCGGCCGGCACCGGCACCCACACTGCCGACGCCCCTCCGGTTGGCAAGACGCGTCTGTTCTACGCGCTGGCGCACAATGCCAATAACCCCGGCGGCGGGGCCTCGGCGGCCTTCCTGTTGAACACGTCCCTAGCCATCACGACGAACATCATCACGATCTGACGCCAGTACTCCGGCGTCCGATAGGCCGGTGGCAGGAAGTGGTTCGCCTTGCCATCGGCTTTTCTATCCTGAACTAGAACCATGGAGAACCAAATGTCCTTTGATCTTGAAAGCGCCTATCTCGACGTCGATGCCATTGATGCGGGCCGCTGGATTCCGCTCGGGGCCGATTTCCCTGGCGTTGAAATCCTCGCATGCGGCCTGTCCTCGGAAGGCGCCAAAGAGCTTTACGACCGCCTGAGCCGTGAGGCGCCGCGCGAGGATCGCCATGCCAACGGCCTGCTGACCGATGATGCTACTGGCCAGATCATCCGCAAGGTCATTCTCGAGAAGTGCCTCAAGGACTGGCGTGGTTTCACCTCGGGCGGCAAGGCCGTGCCCTACGCCAAAAATACCGCCGAAGGGCTGCTGACCGAGCGCAAGGCCCGACTGATCGCCAACGCCTTCGTAACCGCCATCATGGCGATCGATGGAACGCGCATCACGGTCGATATCGAGGGCGTGGAAAAAAACTAATCGAAGTCCTCGCGTGGCACCTGGATAATCCCGATGCTGGGGCTGTCCGGGCGCACTACGCGAGGGCGGGGGTTCAAATTCCAGATGGGCTCATTCCTCCGCCCGTCTGGTCCGGCTTCGAACAGTGGTTCAACGACTTCTGGGAGCTTGGCACCGAGCGTCTGGTGGACGGTGGGGCAATCCCCAAGAGCGCCATAGAGCGGCACGTTGCGGGATGGCCCAAGGCGGATGCGGCCCTGTTCTGGCGGCTCATTCGGATGCTCGACAACACGCTTCTTGAGCGCCGCGCGGCAGAGGTCAGGGCCAGAGCCCAACAATGATGGAGATGTAAGTGGATTTTGCTACGCTTGGCGTCTTGGTCAAACGCGACGGCACAGTCGAGACGGTGCGCGACCTTGAAAAGCTTGTGCCGGCCGCCACCAAGGCTGAAAAGGCCGTCGAAGGGCTGAACCGCACTTCCCGCGACACGGCCGCCGCTGCCTATGCCAAGACCATTGATAGCGCCTCGAAGTCGCTTCGTGGCTTTGACGCGGTTGCGGCCAAAGCGGCGCAACAGGCCGCCTATGTTGCTGACCAGATGTCCACCATCACGATGCATGATCTGCGCAGCGACGACATTGCCGCCTATGGCCGCGAATTGGACCAGCTTCGCGCGAAGTTCAATCCGTTGTTCGCCGCCAGCAAGCAGTACGAAATGTCGCTGGACGAGATCAACTATGCCCATCGGGTTGGAGCTATTTCAGCGCAGGAGCAGTCAGCAGCCATTGCGCGGCTCGACGCCCAATATGAAGCGGCGGCGCGGGCCGCGAACACACTCAGCACCGCCAACAGGTCGATGGCGGGCAGCTTCCACACCACGAACCTGATGTTTCAGGCGCAGGACATCGCCATGATGTCGATGATGGGTCAAGCGCCATTGGCCGTTGCGTTGCAGCAAGGCATGCAGGTCGGCGGCATCTTCCACCAGATCGGTAACGGCAGGCAGGTTGTCCAGGCGCTGGGCGGTGCGCTGACCGGGCTATTGAACCCGATCAACCTGGTTACCATCGGCGTGATCGCGCTTGGCGCTGCGGGCGTGCAGGCGTTCATGTCGTGGGTATCCAGCATGGGACCAGTCGAGCGATCCATGGAGGATCACCAGAAATGGCTGGGCGAAATCCTCAAGGGTTATGACGACATCAACAAGGCGGTGAACGATTATCTCGACACTGCGACCCGCATGCCGGCATCCCTCCTGCGGATCGACATCGGCGAAGAAATGACCGCGGTGCAGACGCGGCTCGATGATCTGCGCACTGGCATCGAAAACTTCGGCCTGGCATATGGCTCGGCGCTGCCTTTTGGTCCATTCCAGCAGTTCAATCAAGATATTCAGATCCTCCAGCAGCTGAGGGACGAATATGTCGGCGGCGCCACGGATGCTGAAGCTTTTGCCCGGTCCCTGCGCTCGATCATGTCGAATAACGGCGTCTCGCCGTTTGTGCGCGAGCTGGCGCAGAACCTCTATGATATGGTGCGCGACGCAGCTGATGCGGAAGCCCAACTGGGCAGCCTGGAAATTGCCATGGACCGCGCCGGACAGGCGGCCCAGCTTGCGGCCCAGCGCACGCAAATGCTCAACGACACCTTTGCCCTTCTCGGCAACGGTGCCGGCCAACATGGCGGGTTGCAGAACGTCATGGACGAAGGCGTGGCGGCGCTCGACAGCTTGCGCCGCATGGTTCCCGAAATCCGCTCGACCAAGGAAATCGCGGGCGACCTGGTGCAGACCGTGCTCGACACCCTGCCGACCGGTGCGGCGCGTCAAGAAGCGGAAGCCCTGTTCAATACGATCATCGAGAACGAAGCGATCCTTACCGCCCGCCGCGAGGCGAACCGGTCGGCCGCTCGTGGGGGGCGGGATCGTGACCCATACGGGGACCTGACGCGCGGCGCCCACGAGTTCATCGCGGCCCAGCATATCGAGCAGCAAGCCCTCGGTATGACCGCCGAAGCTGCGGCCCGCCTCCGGTACGAGCAAGGCCTCCTCAACAAGGCGGCCAACGACAACATCGCGTTGACGCCTGCAATGCGGAACGAACTCGCCGGCCTTGCTACCCAGATGGCGGCCACGGAAGCTCAGACCAAAATGTTGACCCAGGCTGCCAATGACAACGCGGCGCTATGGTCCTCGGTGCAGGACGGCGTTTCCGGCGTGCTCAAGACGTGGGCTCGTGGCGGGGATATCCTCGACACGATCAAGAACAAGCTGTTCGATATCGCGGACATGCTCATCGATATGGCGGTGCGCAATCTCTTTATGGGCGCATTCGGTGGAATGGGAGGCGGCGGGGGCGGCGGCCTACTCGGCGGCCTGATTATCCCTGGCATCCTTCACAGTGGCGGTGTTGCCGGGTCAGCCGGCTATGCGCATGACAGAGCCTTTCCATCTTCGCTTTGGAATGGGGCGCCTCGCTACCACAACGGCACCATGGGCGCCGGGCTAGGGCCGAACGAAATCCCTGTCGTTCTCGAGCGCGGCGAAATCGTGCTGCCCGCCAATACCAACGTCGCGCGGCAGCGGGTGCAGATCGATGTATCCATCTCGGTGGACGAGAGCGGCAACATCGTCCCGCTGGTGCGACAGGTGTCCGGCGAGGAAGCAGATATTCGTGTGGCGCAAGCAGCGCCGGCCATCGCTGGTGCTGCGCGCGCGGGAGCCGCCAAGGACGCGCCGGGCGCGGTGGTGCGCTATCAGCAGCAGCGCGGCGGCTCTGACTATAGGACGATGTGATGGCGGACATTGTTCACTGGCCCTACGACCTGTTGAGGCCCGAAAAGACCCGCATTGCATCGGCGCCATTCTCTCGCGTCGGCGGGCGTAGCCTCGGCGGCATCCAGCGGGCTGTTCGGACGGATCGGGGCTTCTGGCGCATCGGGCTCGAAAATGTGGGCCTGCGCTCTGCCGATATGCGCAGGACATGGAGCGCCATTGATACGGCTCTGGCCGGCATGGCCGGGCTCGTGGCGGTGCCAGCGTGGTCGCACGATGTGGCGCCCTATGCCGATCCTGATTGCGGCCGCGTTGCGCCCCTGGTCGAGACGTCGCATGATGACGACACGCTATTCGAGGACGATGCGGCCTACGTGCAGGGTCAAATTGCCATGGAAATGGCCACCTTTGCGCCGCTCGGGGCAACGGTTGTGACCATTCGGATCATTGCCGGGGCGCCCGAGCCCTCCGGCATCCGGTTTTCATACCAGCATGCGCTTTATCGGACGGGTCGGATCATCCAGCAGATGAGCGAGAATTCATGGCAGGTTGAGCTCGCCACAGCCGTGCGCATGGCCATTCCAGCGGGTGCATCGCTTGAAGCGGATCGCCCGACATGTCTGTGCCGCCTCGCGGCTGACGACGGCATGGCGCTAGACTTCTCCGGCTTCCGGCCAGACACAGCGAGCGTCGAGTTTGTCGAGGCTGTGGATTTCTGGAACGACTTGGCGTTGGGGCTGGTGAACTGATGGCTATCAAATCCATCCGCATCCTGATCCGCATGGGCTTTCCATCGAAGACCATTCGCCTCTGGGATGGCGCCGGCCCCTACATGGACGCCGATGGCGAAATCTGGTCGGGCTGCGCGCTCAATGAGGGCCTGGACCAGATCGAAAGCGCCATGAACGCCGAGGCGGCCACTTTGACCCTGGGGCTATCCGGCATCGATCCTCGCTTCACCGATTTGGCTTATGAGGACATGGACGCGGGCGAAGTGATCGGCAGCAAGGTGCAGTTGCTCATCCAGCCATGCGACCAGTGGGACCAGCCGGTCGGCCCCGCCGAGGTGCGGTTCACCGGCACCATCGACAACATGCCATCCGACGAGACCGTGGCGGGCGATCAGATCGTCTCGTCCATCGCGCTCGAAATCACAAACCGGTTTGACCTGCGCACCCTGGTCAATGGCGCGGTGCTGTCGGACGTGGACCAGCGGGCACGTTCGGCCATCCTCAACCCCGGCGCACCGAGTGACCGGTTCGCCGAGCGCATTCCGGGCCTCATCGACAAAACCATTGTCTGGCCCCGATACAGCTAGGACACCTTCATGACCCAATACCAGTTGTGCTGGGCCGTGTTCGTCGCGGTCCTGGTGCCTCTCTTTTTGCGCCAGCCGGCCGATCCGATGTGGATCACTACGGCGCAGATCTCGCTGTGCTTTGCCATGGTGGCTAGGGCTGACCACAGGGTGCGCCATGGGTAACTGGACCCGCCACGACACCCGCGCGCTGATCGAGGCGGCGGAGGAACGGCCCATCATGGCCAAATGGGTGGTGCAGGCCATCCGGCGTCATCACGGCGAGCCGGGCCTTGTCGAGAAGATGGCGCGGCTGGGGGATTTTACGCTCACCGCGGCACCGCATGTCTGGGGTCAGTCCGATTGCTCGCTTATCATCGCCGATTGGGCCATGGTCAATGGTTATCCCGATGGTGCGGCCGACCTCCGCGGCACCTATTCGACCGAAGCCGAGTGCAGGACGGTTCTGGCGGAGCGTGGCGGGCTTGTTGCCACGGTTGGGGCCTGCGCCTCGTCTATCGGCCTTACACCCCTCCACGAGCCGGAATTCGGCTGCATCGCGGTGATTGGCTCGGCCCATAACCCCGCCCGGCAATGGGCTGCGATTTGGAGCGGCTTTCGCTGGCTGGTGAAGTGGGGCGACGAACGCGCCGCTCGCTGGGTGCCCTTCGCCGCACCGGCGCTCACCATTTGGCGCATCTGACAATTTAGGACATTACCATGCCTCAGGCCCTTGCCGGGGTAATCCTGCCGTGGGTGATCCAGGGCATGGGTTTCCTCGGGATACCTATTGCCGCTATAGCCGCTTCGGCAACGTTGGTGGCAACCGGCCTTGCCTATCTGGCGTTTGCGGGTCTTGCGCTGCTGGTTTCCTCGGCCTTCGCGCCGCCGACCCCCGAGGCACCAAAGCCTGAAGATGGCAAGTACAACCTCAAGCAGAGTGTTCCGCCCCTGGTCTACGTGCTGGGCCGGAACAAGAAGGCGGGCGACTATGTGTTTCTGGAGGAAAGGGGTGGAACCGCTTACCACGTTACGGTTTGGGCGGCCCACCATATCAAGGGCTACCTGCGCCACTGGTTGCACGACGAAATCACGACCATCGACAGCAGTGGCTATGTGATTACGCCCACGCATTTTGATCAGAAGGTGCGGTTCGAGGTTCGTGTGGGCAACGATGCATCGGCCGCCTTTACCAGCCTCGTCGAGACCTTCCCCGAAATCTGGACCAGCGCGCATCGCGGCGATGGACTGGCGGCAGTAATGATGGCGGTGAAGTCCGTCCCTTCTGAAGACCTGCAAACGGTCTTTCCGAACTTCATGCCGCAGCATTCAGCCGTGGGGGAAGGACACGACAGGCTGATCGATCCTCGCACCGGAACCCCCGGCTACAGCGAGAACATCGCCATTTTCCGCTATTGGCATCTGACGCACCCCGTTGGCGGAAAACTCACGCGCGCCGATATGTACGACCCCGATTGGGCTCATGCGGCGGACGTCGGCGACCAGATCGTCAAGATCCGTGGGGATGAGGATGAGCCGCGATACCACGGCGGACTCTGGTTCCGCGCCAACAACGATCCGGTGCAGGTGGGCCGACTTATGGACCAGGCGGCGGATATGGTCGTCTATGAGCGCGCGGACGGTCTAGTAGGCGTCCACGCCGGCGAATATGTCGAGCCGGATGTTCGGCTCACCGCCAACGACATCATCAGCCTTGGCTATGACCCAAACAAGCGTCGGGCAACCACAGTGCTGGCCGTGCGTGGGCGATACACCGATCCGGCGAAAATCTACAATACGGCTGATGCTGCGATTTATGGCGTCCCATATCCGACCGACGATGAGCGCACGAAGACGGTCGAGAACCAGGCGGTGCAGCGGCACAATCACATCAGCCGACTGCAAAAGCTGGCTTTCATCCGTGCCAATGCGCCACGGCTAAAGATCACAGCTCACTACGAGTCGGCGCGGCAGGTGCCTTATCGCCGGTTTGTGCGGGTGCATTACCCGCCACGCCTGACGGAGGCGGTAGTGGAGATCATTGGCCGCCCAACCCTATCGCTGCGAAACCTTACCTATGAGTTCGAGGGCATCGTGGTGCCGCCGAACATGTACGCGTTCGACGCCGCGACCGAGGAAGGCCAGCCCGGCGCCAATGTGGTGCCCATCGAGCGCGAGGACGTACCAGTCCCGGAAAACTTCGACGTCACTATCGAACAAGACGACGTTGGGGGCGGCGGAGTTTTCTACGGCCTAGCCACATGGGACCCAGTTGCCGACGACACCTTTACCTATGAACTCGAATGGCAGCCGACTGCTGGAGGCCCGGTGCAGTCGGTGACTTCGACCCCTGGCGCAACCGAGCTGCGTAGCGCCTATCTGGCCGACGACATTGAAGTCCGCTTCCGGCTCCGGCGCTGGTCCATCGGCACGAAGTCCGCTTGGACCGCATACGTGATCCGCACGCCGTAGCGGCACCAGACCACCAACAAATCACCAGCCTGCCAGCCCCTGCATCCGCGGGGCTTTTTCGTATGGAGCAAACCATGGCGCTCACGCCTCGCACCGTCTTTAGGTACTTCGAGACCGATGGCGTTCCGGCATCTGGTCCGCACAAGCCGATCAAGGCCGAAATCATCCAATTGTTGGAGCAGCTTTTCGGCACGGTCGGCAGCGGCTGGGTAGTAGAGCAGACGCTGGCAGCGCTCAACGGTGTGACGCCCGAAAACGAGTCTGATGGTGGCGTCGTCCTCAATGATCCAGATCCCACCAACAACGGCTACTACTCCAGGGACACCGGTACGTGGGTGAAGGGCAGAGGGCTCCCCGACACTTTTGCCAAGGTGGCGCTATCCGGTTCTGGCACGGCCCAGACTGGCGCTGTGGATGCCGGCGTCAATCCTGCCGATGTCGAGGTGTTTTTTGCCGTTGTCGGCACGGATAATACAGGGGCAATGACGCTGGCCATTGGCGGAGAGGCGCCCCGTTCGGTCGTCAACCTAGCCGGCAATCCGCTTGCCGCTGGCGAGTGGACCGGCGTGGTGATGTTCTTCCTCAACGGTGCCGGGCAGTACCAGCTCATTATCGACGCCGGAGCGGCGCAGAGTGCTGCGTTAAGCGCGAGTTCTGCACAGGCATGGTCGCAATCCGACGATCCAATTCCGCCCGAGTTCGGCGGCGATGGCGTTGATGACCACTCTGCCAAATACTGGGCAGAGCAGGCAAGCCAAGTCACGGTACCGAATGGCTCGATCACTGATCCAAAGCTTAGCGCTACGCTCAAGCAGGGACTTGTGTTCTACGCCGCCAATATTGCGGCGCTCGAAGCGATCGACGGCACCGGCTACAAGGCGGCCTATCTGGGCGATGGCGGAAGGGCAGGCTTGTTCCGCTGGGATGGGTTGGACCTTTCATCAAAGGTTGCGGCGGACACGGAGCAGGGTATCTACGTAGCGCCGGTTGGAGATCCTACGGGTGCCGGCGGTGCCTGGGTGCGCCAGTGGTCCGGCGCTGCTAATATCATGTGGTGGGGCGCCAGCCCGGCGAGCGCGGATAATACCGCCGCCTATGCGGCGGCTGTGGCAGTTATGGAGGACGGGAGCGAACTGTTCTGGCCAGCAGGTACGTATGTTGGCCATTTCTCGTCGGTTGGGAAGAACATTCGGCTACGTGCAGTTCCGGGAGAGGTCACGCTTAAGGCGCTGGATCCGAACATTGCGATCCTAAATCTGCGCGGCAGTGCCTACCTGCTAACCACTTTATCACAGAATGCTTCCTACGGCGACAGGACGATAAGCCTCACTTCATCTGCGGACGTGTTGCCCGGTGACATTCTTTACATGGTCGACGCAAAGTCCCGCCCCGGCGATTCATCTCCCGGCATCAACACCGAAACCATTATCGTCGAGAGAGTTTCAGGAAGTACCGTGATTCCGTCAGATATGGTGCGATCGTTCCAAGATTCTGGAACTCGGAATGTCTATAAGGTTAATCCGATAGTTGGTGTTTCGATTGAGGGGTTTACGCTCGATCTGGAGGGTAACTACAAAGATGGTGGTGCTGTCGCTGTATATTATGGGCGAGACGTAAGGCTGCGCAAGAACAGGATTGTTAATGGCGATGATGGCGTATCAGTAAGCGTCCGGTGGAGTGTAGATGTTGATATTTTCGACACGTACGCGGAAGCTGTTACGCAGGAAGGCTTGTATGGCATAGGTTTGATAAATTGCCGGAATTTCAGAGTAAACAAAACCTACGGGCGGATGCTGAGGCATCCAATTGACCTGTCTTCTTGCTATAGTGGAATTATATTCGATACTACCGTTGAGGGTTCGGAGGACTGGTCGCTAGAGCACTTGGAAAGTGCAATAGTTATCGCTCACAACACTTATGGCGGAAACATCGTAGTCGATAAACTGCGCGGATCAAATATCAGAAATTTTGGCGTTCTTTGGGCCGGCCAGGGCGTCACTACTCCTGTCAATTACGTTGCGCGCGATGTAACAATTCGTGACATTGAAGTGGTTGGGGCCGGAACTGCTGCTCAACAAGGGTACGGTGTCTATATCCAGACTTCGTGGAGTAATCTGATCATTGATGGTGTGAGATTTACCACGAAAGGTACAGCCGCCCCGACCGATGCGACATGCATCGTGCGCATGAACGGCCAATCTTTTGGCTCGTCTGTAATCAGAAACCTCAGATCCCCTCGCGTGGGCGTTGGGCTATTCTGCTGGCTCAATGCTACCCCGGCCAGCACTGCTAACCTTGGCCTTATTTCAGTTGAGAACGTCGACGCTGGTGTGTGCTCATATGCTTTGTGGATGAGGGGGCAGAAGCATTTTAGTCGAAAGGATATCACAGCCAGGTCTGCTGCAACCGTCTTAGTTCAGGTTGACACAACTGGAGGTGTGGCAAACGTCACGAACTCTGCGATTGGTGTGTCGTCAGTGCTTTCCTGAGGCTCGATCGTCACCGGCTAACGGCATCAAAGAATATTACAGAAACCACTCCGGCTAATGTCACCAATGTGGACGTTGGCGTGGTAGGGGCGAAGAATTAACATTATTGCGCCTGCAGTTCTTCAAAATGGCGCACCGTATTCGCTATTAACGAGATGGTGTCGAAATCCTCTCGTTTGATATCCTGAGGGTTCAGAATTACGCCAAACTCCTCCTCGATTTCAAGAATTATCGATACAATTGAGAAAGATGACAATCTTCCGGAAGTGATTAGCGGATCGCCGTCACTAGGTCTCTCGCCGGTAATGGCAAATACGATTTTACGAGAGCGCTCAAGATAAGAGTCTTCCACGGGCAGTTCCTATTTCGCAGATTTAAAACTCTGGCGGATTGCATTTCTATCAATCTTGCCGTTGACGTTTTTAGGTAGTGTGTTCGACGCCTGAAACTGTGCCGGTATCATGTACGAAGGTAGGGTGGCGGCGCAGTGCTCGCGCAGGCTAGATGCAAGGCTGCTTTCGCCGTGCCAAACAACCGCCGCGGCAATGAAGGGCTCTTCGGCATCAACTAAAACGACAGCAGCCTCTATGGCGTCGGGGTGGGTGCTGATGGTGTGCTCGATCTCTGATAGCTCGATCCGATAGCCCATGTATTTGATCTGAGTGTCAGAGCGCCCGAGGCAATAGAAAATGCCATTGGCATCTTGATAGGCTAAGTCACCGGTCTCGTAATATCTGGCGCTCGTCTCCAGCTTTCGAGGATCAGGTCTGAACACAGCTTCGGTAAGATCGAGGCGGCGCCAATAGCCCGGCGACAATTGACTGCCTCCAATCATGAGTCTGCCACTTGAACCGGCAGGAACTGTTTCTTCGGTATCAAGATCGATTACCGAAAGTGTGACATTAGGGCAGGGCTGCCCAATTGGAATTCTATTGCCAACATCTTTTGAGGTTACCCTGTGCCATGTACAGGCAATGGCGGCCTCGGTTGGGCCGTATAAATTGAATATTGGGACCTCCGGCATGGCATCAATCCATGCTGCGGCATTGTCTGAGGATAGAGCCTCGCCGCAAAATAGCGCCAAGCGCAGGCTGTCTCCCATGGCCGCGCGACTTAATTGCTTCATACGACGCAGATGCGTAATGACCGAGGGCACAGAAAACCAAACGGTGATGCCACGCGACTTAATGGTACGAGATGCAAGAGTGCGCTCGCCGAACGTGCGTAACGGGCAAATCGTCGCTCCGACAATTAAGGGCGCAAACAAATCCAGAACCGACAGGTCGAAACTCAGGGAAGAGTGGTTCGACATCCGGTCCGCGGGTGTGAGATTGAAAAAATGCGCGGCCCACCAGACGAAATTCATGGCCGCCCTGTGTTGCACCATAACGCCTTTTGGGCGCCCAGTCGTTCCTGAAGTGAACATCAAATAGGCGAGGTCGTCTTCTACCACGCCGCTATGCACCGGCAGTGTGTTCTGAGCCAGGATCGTGTCGAGACCGAGGTAGTCCTCGTCGGAATCGGTATCCATGACGATGACATGAGGAATGGGGAAGTCTGCCTCAGTCTGAACTTTTCTTAGAATGTCCAGATTTTCACGTGTCAGGATGATCGCTAAGGGTTCGGCTTCATCAACTATTGCCGCCAAGCGGGAGGAGGGGAACTCAGGATTCATGGGCACGTAACAGCTGCCTGATCGAAGTGCGCCAATAATTGCTGCCACGGCGGAGGCCGAGTTCCCTATCATCACGCCAATTCGGATGTTGGGGCCTGAGCCGTAAGATGCGAGTAGTTGCGCAAGCCTCGCAGACAAATCGTGAAGTGCACCGAAAGTGAGTTGCTCCCTACCATCGTCCACAGCGATGGAGTTGGGGCGCTCAACAATATGCCTGTCCAAGGCCTCGTGCAGGAGGGATATCTTAGGTGTGATCAAGTGAATTAGTCCATGAATTCGCCGTGAACCGCAACGATGTCCAAGTATGTTTTATGCACCCGCGCCTTCAACTCTTTCGCGTCAAACAAACGGCCCCCGAGATACAGAAATTCCCACGTTGTCCAGAAATCCTTACCTGTCTTACCCTTAAGACGTGGGTGCTCGTTTTTCATATAAAGATCTACGAAATGTCTCGCAGCTTGGCTATAGAGCATGTACAGCGGATGATGAAAGCTCTCGGGTAACGCTCCAGGTTTTTGCCATTGGGCAAGGTATTGCTTGGCCTTCATGCGCACCCAGCAGGGGGAGCGCTCGCCGATCGCATCGAAGGTCAGGTCAAAAATGGATAAAGGCAGAACTTCTTCCACAGAGCCGTCGGTGCCAACAACCGGGAGAAACGGATAGAGTTTGCAAACCAGCGGCTTGTCCAGCTTTCCGTCACATAGGCCCAGATGTCGGCAAGGTACATGTGTGATCGTGAGCGGGCGAGGCCCCCCGAAATTCAGTTCCAGTTTGTGCGGCTTCCCCACTTCGCTGACTGGTTGAACCTTCCCGCGCTTTTCGAGGTATTCGTACTCGCGATCCCAATACAGAAGAGTGGTTCCTGTTCCAGTTTTAGGCATCAGTTTGAAATCAAAATCGGGGTGGTTTTGAGAGCAACAAAAACCGCCGCCACAGCCGTTCCAACAACCGGCTTCGAACAAGAAAACCTCGTTCTTGATAGCCTCCCAATCAAATGGTTGAAGCATTTTTTCCGCCCTTCAGTTGCCGACAAGCGACGCAGTATCGCGCGGCACAAGCGTTTTTGGAACATAGCCCGAGAAAATTGCAAAGCTTATCAGGATCAGATGAAACGTAACTAGCCAGGCAAGCCATTTCTTCGGCCGCCATGTGATCGCGCCCGTTCGATGCCAGTGCTCCCATACCTCCTGCGCACTCAAAAGCGCTGCATGAAAAAGTCCATAGCTGACATATGGGATAGTCGCACCGTGCCAGAATCCCATTAGACCGAACGAGATGAACAGGCTGACGATGGATGCAACTAACGGACTTGAAATGAGCTTGTGACGCCGGATGAAGAGGAGCAGGCGCATAAGCACATAGTCTCGGAACCAGAATGACAGCGTGATATGCATCCGGGTCCAAAATTCTCGGATCGATAAGCTGTAAAACGGGGCATTGACGTTTTCAGGAGTTTGGATGCCAACCATGAGGCTGTAGGCAATGGCAATGGCGGCATAGCCGGCGAAATCGAGTACCAAGTAGAAGCCGTAGATATAAAGATAGGCAAGGTCGTGGGTGATGGGATTTGAGCCTATGTAGGGCTCTAAGTTTGTATTGAGCGCGAGAGAAAGAATATGAGCCAATACGAACTTGTATAGAAGTCCCAACCATAGATGCCGAAAGGCCAACTCGAACCGAACTAGAATTTCCCGGCGTTTGAGTGGGGTGCCCAGGTCGGAGCAGAACCTCTGGAAGCGATCAATGGGACCGGCAAACAATGTCGGGAAGAATGCTAGAAAAAGCAGATATTTCCCATGATTTAGGGATTTTACGCGCCCATCGTGAATATCAAAAATGACCTGCAGAGCGCGAAATAGGATGAACGACGCCGCGAGTAAGTGCAAAAATTGGAATTTTATCGCAACTACCGGTGTGCAGGCTGCAAATACCAATACGCAAGTTAGGTATATCGATTTGCCGAATTTTCTAACCAAACCGAGTTGGATGGCTGTTATGGTCCAGAGAAAAGCAACAAAAGATAAAAACCGCAGTACAGTATCCAGTCCCGCCCACAACGGCCAACTAGCCAACATCAGAAGCGTGAACACCCCCGCCGCAGGGTAGGGTCGCCTGCTTACAAAGAGGATCGCCATTCCGACCATGGCCGCGCCGGTGATCCAGATGAACCAGTAAAAATCAGCGAAAGGGGCCATGGCGGGTTAGAATTGAATGTAGATGGACTCGGAAACCTCCGGAGCCACGGCGTTTAGGAGAAGGATCGAGGCGAGAAGGCCGCACCAGAGGACGACCCACTTTAGAGTGTTCAGGATCATTGTTTGGTTTGCCCCAGGCCGAAATGCTCGTACATTATCCGGTAATATTCGATGTTTGAGAGCCATCCGTGGTGAAACGGATCGCGCAGCCAATAGAGCTCATCCGAATGCGCGCCGAGCGATAGCAGCGGAATTTGATGGTCGGCTGCGATGGCTTCTATCCTGCCGTAGAATTCATCCATCATTGAAACGTCGAATCCGAGGTTCTCGTATAAGCGCTTTTGGATGGGAGGGATTACGAAGCGCACATTCAGGTTTTGAGCCTGAATTATTTCTGCAAGAAGCTCGTAGTCCGCCCATTCAGAGCTATCCATAGAAACATATGGGCCGCTGGAATTGGGTTCCGGTTTTTTTGCCAGCCATTCCTCGGTGGGTTTCATGTACTTTTCCCAATAGCCGTTCCCTATGCCGTAATCGTTTCCCGATGTCCTGTTCGCGGCCAGTTCTATGATGTCGTCTCGGGAAGCTTCAACTTCGTCAGGTGTGGGTAGCGGCGGCATGCCGTCACGACCGCTATCTTTCTTTGGGTTCACTCCCGCAAATTCGTTTTTTATGAACAGGACGAGTTCACGATAATCCTCTCCGAAAACCTTTGCCTGTATAATCGGCCATATCACTGCTGATATTACTTCATTGTCCGGTCCCTTCTTGCCCAGGTGTTGTAAATACCGGAACAGAACTGGATTGTCTTCCTTGGTCACAAAACGAAGCGCCTGATGAGCGTATTCTTCGGCGACGCGAGCGTGCGGCCATAAGTTGGTGCTTGCGCGTTCAACGAGCGTGTCGTTGAGGTGCATTTTGAAGCGATCGGCTGTTGTGCCGTCAAATCGCCTATCCTTATATGTCTCCTGAAGAGCCGCCGCGCCGTCGAAATGTTGAACGCCAAGGAATATAAAGATGGGCTGATCTTCGCTAGCGATGCCGGCAGCGAGCATGGTGCCGTGGAAAAAGTCATGCGCGTTCGCACTGCCGAGGACAAGTGGTGTTATCTCTGACGCATGGCGCCCAAAAACCTCTTTGAAATGGTAGGGATCTCCATCCATATCGAATGTGGCCGATAACTCTGATGATCCCAAAATTATCGGGCGATCTTTTCCATAATGCCTACTATAAAACGCTAATTTTTGGAAATCTTTATAGGTTAGATGAGTTAATCCCATCTGTTTTGATTTTGCTTCCGGAACAATTTTATTGACGCCAAAAAATGCCAATAGTGTAAGAATTATTGCTACAATAAGGAACGCCACAAAGCCGAACGGTTCACCCGGCTGCACACGGTAGATTTTGTGCGAATAGGACATATCTTTCAGCTCCACAATGCGCCCTTAAATAGTTTTTTGATTCAGCGCAATTCGCTGATGCTTCTTTTGGCGGACGGCCTTTATCGGTAAGCCAAATCGTGGATTATGCAGTCGGACTGTTCATAAATTCAGCGGCTCCAGAGTTCGTCAACCCTTCCCCGCTTTCGGTGGGTTTTTCTCTGTGACAAGGATGGCGGGCTAAGTTGGCTCGATCCCCTAGCTTGGCTATTGCCGACTTGCCTCTAAGCTGTGCCGTTCGCAAGGGCACACCATCTCAGATGCTATTGATCTAATGGAGCAGATCCCGGACGTCATCAGCGATAATGGCTGTGAGCGGCAAGGTAAGGCGCCTGCTGCCTGGATGGAGGGTAAAACAGCAGGCGCCTGCCTGCCACAAGCCCTCAGAAGAAAATGACAGGCACGGACAGCGTAGACGTGGAGCATCAGTGGGTCCAGCCCTACCGCCCAGATGCGCTCCGTTCCCGAAATATCTCGGTAAGGCGCAGCAATGCCACTAGATGGGTGTTCTCAGGGGTTTTGGGATCCCGGCACACTACGTCCGTAGAAACGGTGAATTTCACGCCATTGCGCTCGCCGCTGGCGGTAAACTCCAGTCGCCGGCGTTCGGGCCGATACCGGGCGTAGGTCACCTTGAAATGCATGGCGGCGAATTTGCCATAAAGGCTCGGAATTACAAGGCGGTGGGCGCCTGCTGCCGAAGGATAGGTCTACCACAGCAGCAGGCGCCTGCCTCGCCATTGCGCATGGGGGCAGGGAGGGCGAGGCTGAAGTAGGGTAGGCCACGTGATGCATAGGGTCCAGCCCTACCGCCGTGACTTCCGCCAACCTGCTGCGCGCGCTTCAGCTTCGCTGCAAAACCAGCGCTCGCCGTGCGACGCGCTGATGCGGGTGTCGTTGTAATATTTCTGGCCCGGCACATGATAGATGCGCTCGCCCTGCGTGTTGACGTTGCCCTTGATGTTGCAGTTCTGGGCGGCGACCATGAATTGGGACGTCCCGGTATCGGGCAAGCTGAAAACCGTGACGCCGGCAAAGCCTATTGCCCCGGCGATGGCAAGCTGGACTGCTGTGTGCATCGCATAATCTCCCAGCAGTATCGCAACACCTTCGGAACCCGCCCGCAAGACTGATCCGCCGCGGCGGTAAACACTGACTTTCCAACATCATCAGGAGGCCGTCATGGCTCGATCCGTTAGCGCGGAAACCCTTGCGCTCGTCAAGCAGTGGGAGGGGTTCCGCGCCAATGCCTATCCCGACCCGGGGTCGAGGGATGGCACACCATGGACCATCGGCTATGGCCAGACCACCATCAACGGCCGGGCGGTACGCAAGGGCGACACGATCTCCGAGCCCGAGGCCGCGCGGCTGCTGGTTGCCCGGCTGGCCGATACCGCCGGCAAGGTTGAGCAGTTGGTCAAGGTGCCGCTGACGGACAACCAGTTCGGCGCCCTCGTGGCCTTTGCCGATAATATCGGCATGGGCAGCCGGACAAAGGTCGGCTTTTCCAGTTCCACGCTGCTGCGCAAGCTCAACAAGGGCGATTACGACGCGGTGCCGACCGAGCTGGCGAAGTGGAAATACAATGACGGCCAGGTCATGCAGGGGCTGGTCAATCGACGCGCGGCCGAGGCCGGGTTGTGGGCCCGGGGGTCCTATGTCTCGACCAGCACCGTGGAGGCCAAGCCCGGCAATCCGCTCAAGGACCTGGCCACGGTCGAGAACGTGACCGCCGCCGGCGGCCTGCTGGGTGGCGCTGCGGCTCTCGCCAGCGGCAATGGCCCGGTCCAGTACGCCATGGCCGCGTTGATGGTCATTGCGGCGCTGGTGGTCGCCTTTCTGATCATCCGGAGGGCCACGCGATGATCGCTCTCTGGAACAAACTCAAGCTGGCCGGGCTCGCTCTTGCGGGCCTTTTTGTTGCGGTGGGCATCGCCTTCCTGCGGGGGCGGCGCGCCGGGATCGAACGCATCGAGGCGGAGCAAAACCGTCGGCGCATTGAGGCGGTGAAAACACGAAAGGATATCGATGATGACGTGGCCAACCTTGGCAGCAATGATGTTGATGTTGGCCTCGCTAAGTGGCTGCGCGACCGCCCCAATGAGTGATTTCTGTCTCGTCGCCAGTCCGATCCGGCCTTCGGTCGAGGACCAGATGACGGACGGCACCAAGCGGCAAATTCTCGCTCACAACGAATATGGCGCCCGCGCCTGCAACTGGCGCTAGCCCGTTATCTGGAGCCCCGCCCATGAGCGAGAAAGAAGACCTGCTGCTCAAACTGCTCGAGCAGTTGCGCGACGAATTCCACGACGAGCGGGAAGCGTCACGAGACAGTCGCAAGAAGCTGCACGAGCGGGTCGACGCGCTCGCAGAGGACGTGGGAGCCATCCGCGGCGATATCCGCATCCTCGGGGCCGCTGACGGTCAAATCCGGGCCGAGGTGAAGGCTCTCAAGCAGACGGTGGCGGATAACCAGGCCGCCACCCAACCCACGATAGACGAATGGCGCCGCATCAGGGCCATCGGCATCGGGATCGTCGGGCTGCTGGCGCTCGGCGGCATGTCGGTCGGTGCGGCGTTCGCTTGGGCGGGTGAGGCAATGGTGGGTGCGGTGCGTCACTGGCTGAGGCTGCCGTAAGGTCAGTTTTTGGATGCACGGCTTTCGGATCGCAGCAGATGGCGGATTTGCCAAACGCGTTGGGCCGTTATTCCAAAATCGGCGCCAATTTCGCTATCCGGGCGGTCCATGGCCAGAATGGTGCTTGACACAATTGGCGATCGCCACCATCCGGCCGTGCGCTTGGTTTCGGTGATCTGACCACTGAGTGGAGCAGATAGGATGGCGCCGCCGGCCCGCAACCTGACTTCCATCCTCTCCTCCCGCAAATCTACGCGTTCCACGAGCCTGCGAACTGTCCCAATTAGCTCGGCGTCCGTTCGGGCTATTTTCGCGGCCATGCTGGTGTTCGCCACCCTCCGTTCGATCTGCCCGCGAAGGCCCTCTGTGCCCAATACTCGCTCGATGATGGCCAGTACCGACGCCTCTAGTTCTGCGGCACGAAATCGCCGTTGAGGCGATGCGCTCGGGCCATATCGGGCGATGAGCGTGCTGAGGTAGTAGCGATATTCGTTGCCTCTTGAGCGCACGACCACGTGGATCATTGCGTGACCAGTCGGCCCGAAAAGCATACCTTTGAGCATAGCGTCACGAGGCGGGCGTTTCTCAGCATTTCGGCGGCGCCCGCTATTGGCGATCAATTGTTGCGTCCGGCGCCATTGGGCTGGCGGGACAATCGCGTCATGCGTAGGGTTGTCTGGAGAGTCCAGGTTGGGATGATAGCCGGCATAGAGCCGATTGCTGAGCATTTCCGTAATCGTTCTCTTGCTCCACGGTCGGCCGTGCCGATTAAGCGAGCCTGATCCGTTAAGCGCATCAGCAACAAGGCGTGCTGAACCATATTTGCGATAAAGGTGATGGGCGGATCGCACGATGGCGGCCTCGCTCGCATCGACGCATAGTCTGCCCTCAATGACCTGGTATCCAAACGGCCGGGGGCTGGTCCATAGACCTCGATGCCTGGCACCAGAAAACCAGTGACGCAGGCGCTCGCTGGTTAACTCCCGCTCGAATTGCGCAAAGCTCAGTAATACGTTGAGGGTTAGTCGCCCCATGCTGGTCGACGTATCCATTGCCTGCGTCACCGACACAAAATTGACGCCGCGGGCTTCGAACTCGTTTACGAGGTTCGCAAAGTCGCGCAGCGAGCGCGAGAGCCGGTCGATCTTGTAGACCACCACCATATCCACAGCGCCTGCAGCGATGTCGTTGCGTAGCCGCGCCAGCGCGGGGCGCTTAAGGTTGCCGCCCGAAAATCCGCCGTCGTCATATTGCTCGGGCAGCGCAACCCATCCCTGACCGCCCTGGCTGGCGATGTAGGCCGTGCAGTAGGCCCGCTGATTGTCGAGCGAGCTATATTCTGCGTCCAGCCGCTCATCGCTGGATTTGCGCGTGTAGATTGCGCAACGTATCGGATCACGCGCGATGGACATGTGGAGCGGGCAGCGGGAATCGAACCCGCGTCGTAAGCGTGGAAGGCTTCTGCTCTACCATTGAGCTATGCCCGCGATTGCGCATCGATTAGCGACATAAGCCGGCGGATAGATGCGTCGAGTGCCGCCGGCCGCCCGGCGCACCATCCGTCATATGTCGACCGCGGGGCGCGCAACTCTGCCGCGGCTTGGTCCCGTGTCCATCCATGCTGTCCGTGCCATTCTTTGAGACATTCGCCGAGGGGGCGAGGGTCGATTTCCCAGCCTGCCACGCCCTGGTCATTTCCGAGGCTCTCGTTTTGCAAAAGAGCCAAGGCGCTGCGGGCACGGCCCGGGTGATCAGTTTCCAGCCAAGCGCCGCGCGCGTCCCGCAACATACGGAAGGTAGCGCCGTCGAGCATATCCTTGCTGTTACGATAGAGCAGTACCCCGCTGCCATAGGACGATGCGGGGTGGCTGGTGGTCCAGCGGAGAGTCCGCGAGGGCTCCCCGGGAATATGCAAGCGGTAGGGCATTACCAGACATCCTTACCGGAAAGGGCGAACCGATAGTCGCTGTCCATGTAGGTGGCGCTGAGGAAGTCTTCGATCTGGCCCTTTTCGATCAGTGCGACACTATCCGACATGGTGGCGGTCGCCTCGGTCACGTCGATCTCAGCACCATCCTCAAGAGCGGCGGCAAGAGAGTGATGGCCGTCGAGCAAGACGCGGTACGTTTCCCCCTCGTAGTCAAACTCGGGCGAGACGAGGATAGAATAATCTCCGGCAGCGCGCTTGGCGGCGACGATCTCGTCGTTGATGTAGCTCTGCGAGGTGATGAGGTTGGAGAGGTTCATTTTCAGTTCCCAGCCTCTGATCTCCGCGAGGCGCCGGCGTCAGCTCATTGCTGACAATTTGGATATAGCAAGTTGCTATATTCTTTGCAAGCCCGAAGGGGCGAAGATATGAAAAAAGATTGTCCTAGTCGGGCGGCCCATAAGGCACGGCGTCGTCCCAGTCTTCAGGAAAGTCCGTCTCGGACATCAGGGGCGGCACTGCCTCGCCGGGATAGCGCGAGATTATCTCCAGTTGCGCCGGCATCAAGTCTATCCCGTCCCAATCCGGAACCTTGGTCCAGTCCATCATGTAGGCCATTTCGGTGGCGATCCGGATAGCCTTGTCTTCGGCGCAGAGCAGCACGACGAGGGTTTCGCCGCTGTTTTCCAGTGCCACCACCCAGTAATTGGGGTCAAAGGTGGCCTCGACGAGATCGGGGACCTGGCACAGGTGCAGGCCCATGAACTCGCGTACTCTCACACCCAGCCCATCGACCAAGTCGGGGACCGGCGCTCTCCACAACTCTTTGATGTGATCGTTCAT